AGATTTCAATGGTATTCTAGTAGATTGGTTGATAGGGACGATTTTATGCGATGGTTGGTATATAGTTTGCTTATTAGGTTTTAGGTTAACAGCGATTTCGTGGGTGGATTTGGGGAATTCTAATGTCCACCCACTTTATAATCAAAATAACATCATTATCGCAACAATTACCAAAAACCCTGCTGCTACTATATAAGGTTCATACTTTAACATATTACAGCTTCTGAGTCTTACCGCAGACAGAACAAGTTGCCTCGGTTTTCTTTTGATCTAAAGAACAAACTCGCATACCTTGACCATATTTAGAATCTTGGTAATCTGATGCGTGAGAAGGATTTCCCTTACAATTACACTTCTTAATTACTGTACCTGACATAATATATACTCCTATTGTTAATAACTACTTCGGACTTCCGTGGAAATCTCCTTGGAAACAATGTCTAACTTCGTGACCAAGAGTTGCCATTGAAGTCTTCTTTTCGGTAATAATGTGACAAACATCAAAACCTAATCTTTTTCCCCAGAAAGAACACGCTTCAACTTGAAACGAAAACCCTCCTAATCCTCTACTTCTACTTTCTTTATCACACCTTTTCTGAACATCTTTTGCCTGTTCCCAAGTAATAAGGCTCATGGATGTAAAGTTCTTCTTTGTAGAAAATAGTGCATTAGGATCTTCGTGATATTCAAATGCTGATACCGAAGAAGAAATAAAAGCAAGAACCAGAAGGATTTTCATTTTAGTTTACATTTTCAATCAAGGAAATATATTTTACCTTGATGTGTTAAAAAAGTAAAGTCATATCCCAAAGAAAATTTCCCAATGTTGATCAGGTTGAATTACATCATTTATTGGAGTATCAGACAACCTGACTCTAGTTTCATAATTTTTCTCTTTCATTTCATCCATATAAACAAAAGATTGTTGTAATGTTTCAAAATACTTCAAAGGTTCCCAATTTACTATATTAGTAAGGTAATCGGATTTATTATAACCTTCTACAAGAAATGCTTTCATTATGCTACCTTCAAAGTTTTGAAACGATCTGCACAATGTGATGCAACAAACGAATCAGGTTTGATGAATGGAACTACATTACATACACCTTTGATATAACCAATCGCTTCATTAACAACGCAAGAAGAACCATACTTTTCATCTTTATTAATATCTAGATGAACTTCTACATCTCTATCTTCTAAAACATCTGCCAACTTTAAGTAAAGTTCTGCAATTTTATAGACTTCTGTCATTAAACGCATTCTTGGTTTATTTTTCTTTTGATCGTAGTCTCTTTCTCTTTGAACTTCGCCAAAAACTTTACAACCGTGTTTGCCGTCAATATGTACTACAACAACTAACATATAATCTGCCCACCATTGCCCTTTATACTTAAAACGTTCAGAGTCGCCTCCAATATAAATTTTTGTACTTGGACCTTGGTTGTCAATAAATTGTTTTACTTCATCTATGTTAATTGTTTGCATAAATCACCTACATATTGTCTCCATTAAAATTTGGAGCGGGTAGATGGTACTGACCCATCTTTTTCTGTTTGGCAAACAGAGGTTTTACCTTTAAACTATACCCGCAAATTTGGCATCCCAGGAGAGCCTCGAACTCCCAACCTGTGGTTTTGGAGACCACCGCTCTACCAAATTGAGCTACTGAGATATTACTCTTCTTTACTTCTATTTAAAAATGCTTCTGCTCTTAATCTCTTTTCTTCAAGTAAAATTAATACCTGAGAATAAATAATATCAATTTCTTTTGAACCAAGGATAAATTGTTCTTTATGCGCACAATCTCTTACTTTAAAGATTGTGCCTTCTACTAAATTGTAGATTAATTGTGCGTCTCTTTTGTTCATAATATACTCTAATGAATTGGTCCGGATTGAGAGATTCGAACTCCCGTCCCTGCGTCCCAAACGCAGTGCTAAACCAACCTCAGCTAAACCCGGATTAATTTGTGGAGAATATCGGATTCGAACCGATCTGAAATAAGTTTGCAAAACTTACGACCACCCCAAGCAGTCCCATTCCCCTAAATTTGGCTGTGCTCCAGGGATTCGAACCCCGCTACTTTCGATTAACAGTCGAAGCCTTTCACCTAGCCAGGACGAGCACATTAAACTTTTATTTATTTCTATAATGTTTAGTAATTTCTATCTGTTAACTAGAAATCCATTATAGTAATATCTTACTACGACTTATAAAGAAAGTCAACCTTTATTTTTTATTCAGAATATTCGTCTTTTTTTGGAAATTTTTGTTGTAATTTTTTATCGAAAGCGTCTGTTGCCCATTTTCTAATTTTTTTATCTACTGGATGGTCTATATGGGGATTATCTATTTTGTGTTTTATATCAGACTTAAATTGTTTATACGTATGTTTTATATTTCTTGGAGCATATGGATGTTGGAGTCTATCCATTATTTTTTCTAACTCTGCTTTTTTTTTGTTCTGGAGTTCTTTTATCTTCTTCATTGATTTCTTGTATAAATTTTTTGAAAGTTTTCATATAATTTCCTTAATTGATTGATTATATATTTATAAAAACTTTTTAAGATTGGAGCTCCCTGCCGGAATCGAACCGACTTCTCAAGATTACAAGTCTAGTGCATCGCCGCTTATGCTTAGGGAGCATTATCATTCTTTCAACAAACAATACGAATATATTTCTGATCCAGTTTTAGAACTCATATTCGCATACAGAGGTAACATTGTATCATATGCTACCTGACATTTATCTTTAGAAGTAAATCCATCAACTTGAACAGTTTGAATTTGTCCTACCATAACAAAATAAACTATTAAAGTATACATACCATTTCCTACTTATTTGGATTTACTCTTGCCGCACCTTTACTAGAACGAAGAGGTCTTACCTGACTATGATGAGTTATCATATAACTCGTTGAACCAGGATCTTCAAACACATTCTCATATGATAAAGTATGTATACCATTTTTTCTTAATGATTTTGCAACGTGCTTAAATGTCAAATCTCCTTTTAATACTTTATTCTGTTGATGCTGTTGTTGGGTAATATGCCCGGCTCTTAATAACATATTATTCAAATCGTGAGGAGTATGATCTCCTTCAAAATCTGGTAAATGTGCAACTTTACCCAATTTAATTCTAACTGCGTGGTGATGTACTTCATCACCAGTACCTAAATCGCCAGACATTTTTCTATTTCTAACTAAATCTCTAGAAGCATTTGCAGTTCCAAAATGAGATAATGGTCTAAAATCTGTACCAGCAAATTTATATGGAGAAAGATGATGCAAAACTTCGCTTTCCCCTTCTTGCGCTTTATATTCTTTACTTTCTTCTATAAATTTCTTAAACGATAACATTTAAATACTCCAAAATATGATATTGAGTATTTATTCAACTTGGCGGTTCTAAGGGGGAACGATCCCCTACTTATGCTGTGACAGAGCATCGTGCAGACCACTACACTATAGAACCTTAAACTTTGGTGGCGATAGGAAGAATCAAACTTCCGCTCAGAGGATATGAATCTCTTGTTCTATCACTAAACTATATCGCCAATAATATTTGGTGGGTCCCCTCGGATTTGAACCGAGACTCTCTCATGTTATGAGCATGGCGTTTTTACCCTTAAACTAGAGACCCTAATATTTGGTGCTCCTAGATGGTATCGATCCACCGTCTGAATCTTATCAGGATTCTGTTCTACCTTTGAACTATAGAAGCATAAATTGGTGGGGCGAGTGGGATTCGAACCCACTCGGAAATTAATCGCTAGATTAAAAGTCTAGTGCCGCAACCAATTCGGCGTCCGCCCCATGTATTCTAGACTTTACGATTAATTCCAATATTTGGCATCGCTAGAGGGACTCGAACCCCCGACCATTCGCTTAGAAGGCGAATGCTCTATCCACTGAGCTATAGCGACATTATTTTGGTGCGCCCCCTCGGACTTGAACCGAGAACCAACAGATTATGAGTCTGCTACTCTGACCAATTGAGCTAGAAGCACTTGTCATTAAATTTTTTCTATTACAATAAATCCATTATTTTCTATGGTGGAATATACAAATTTCCAGTTATGATTCTTTGTCATAAATTCTATTATTGCTGGTAATAATCCTATTCTATCGTCTTCACCATAAAGTCCAAACGTAAATGTGTCATGAAACGCAATATATTTTCTAACTTTATGAGAATGAATATTTAATTCCGCAATTAATTGATCATATGTATGTTTAGAATCTATAAACAAAAAATCAGTTTCTTGTATTTCAACGTTTAGCGTATTTCCTTTAATATATTCAACATCTCTACCTTGAGATTTTGCTAATTCAAACCTTTCGTTTAGAACTTCATCTATATAAAGATCATAAGATCGTAAAACTACTTCTACGGATAATAATGCTCTTGTTGATATTCCATCACGAACTCCAAATTCTGTTACGTGATTACATTCTGATGCTATTGTTCTTAGCAGTGGCAAATGGAAATAAATATCACCAAATGTATTGCAAGCAATCTCATATTCTTTTATAAATGATTCATCTACCATAATTTTTCTCTAGTTGTAAATTGGTGGGGGTGGAAGGATTCGAACCCACTAACCCGAAAGAACTGATTTACAGTCAGCCGCCACTCGCCATCGTAGCCGCACCCCCCAAAACTTTTTATAAGATAGAATAATCAATCCTAACTTTGCTACCACAAAGATACTCGCTATTGGTAGATAACCGGGAACTATCCCGTCGAATATCCTATCTTATAAAAGAACCGATACTCTAAGAGTAATATTAATCCTCGGTTCAACAGATATAGATGTCTATTTCCATCAGTCAAATGATATTTCCTATCATTATGTTTGGAAGCGAGTGGTGGAATCGAACACACCCTCTCTAGCTTATGAGACTAGAATAGTCACCAGACTACATACTCGCAAGTTCTTTTATAACTTTTAAAGCAATATTCTTATATATTTTAGAAATTTCTTTCTCTGATGTTTGAAATATTAATGGTATTCCTTTATCAGAATTATCTCTAATACTTTGGTTAATAGGTATTGATCCTAATAATTTAGTATTAAATTTTTTCATCATCTTTTTTGCGCCACCCTCTCCAAATATATGAGAAGTGTGGTTACAATTTGGGCAGACAAACAAACTCATATTTTCAACAATTCCAAGTATTGGTATATTGGAATCTTTAAACATCTGTATACCTTTTTGTACATCAAGTAAAGCAATTTCTTGTGGAGTAGTGACAATCACAGCTCCCGCCAAATTCATTTTATTTGACATAGAAATTTGAATATCACCAGTTCCAGGTGGCATATCAACAATCAAATATTCAAGAACGTCCCATTTAGTTTTATACATTAAATGGTGAATCATAGAGTCCAACATTGGACCTCTCCAAGTCACCGATTGATCTTCATCAATCATAAATCCAATAGACATTGCCTGAATATTATAAGCCATCACAGGAATATTTTCCTCAAAATGCCTTTCCGTTTTTGTATTATTTACTCCAAGAAGTAACGGAACACTTGGTCCATATATATCTGCATCCAAAATACCAACCTTATAACCCAGTTTTGATATTGAAGCAGCTATATTAACAGCGGTTGTAGATTTTCCAACACCCCCTTTACAAGAAGAAACTGCAATAATTTTTGTATTTGCAAGAGGATTTTCCTTTGGCTTATATCTTGCCATTAATTGCTTCAATTCTTCATCAAGAAATTCTTCAGTATTATCTGTTTGAGTATCTTCCATAATTTATCCTTACATAAATACTTATATATTTGGCGTCCCTACGGAGGATCGAACTCCGACTCTTCAGATTGAAAGTCTGACGATTTAACCAATTAATCTATAAGGACAAAATTTGGCCCCGTTATTACTCATAAGCGAGTAGCCCCAATGGTTTCTACTTATCAGTCATTTTAAGTCGGGAGAACGGGAGCACCGACATTAGTTGCAACACAATTTGGTGCCGGTGGAGAGATTCGAACTCTCAATCCCGAAGGCGGCAGATTTTCTTACCACTATAGCTTTCACTACCATTTCTGTTTGTGGTCTGGACTATATCTTCACCATATCATTAAGACTTAGGTGCTTGGGTATCTAGTCTCTACGGAGTCCTGTTTCCAGTTCCCTCGGTATTACCATCAGCATTATCTGTTAAGGTTTCACCGATATCCCCAAGTCCACTTATACAATTTCTTATATAAGGCTCAAATTTCTCAAGTCTGCTGTGTATACCATTCCACCACACCGGCTTTTATTCATTTACTATACTGATTTTTACCTTCTTTGTTATTTGAAGGTTTTCCTTTCAACCCTTTTGCATTTAAGTTATTTAACATTTTTCTACTATTTAATTTTCTAGCTTCTTCTAAGCCATATTTTTCTACTAATTTCTGCCAACAGCTTTTCCAAGTTCCATTATCTTTAGCGTCTTGGATATTTTCTGATCTAGTTCCCCAGTATAAATGTTTTGGGTTAGAACATTTATCATTATGACAAGCGTGACATAAATCTATCCACGGATTTGGTTTATGGGGAATATTCGTATTCAAATATTGAGCAAGAACACCTTTATGAACCGTACTGTTTCCACCACGCTCTATACAACATTCAGTCAAATCTAAATGCTCTGTTCTTGAATCTTTATTCTCTTTAATCCACTCTTCAACCAAAATCATTTCATTTCCTTAACCTCAACTACAGAACTATCTTAACCCATCAAGCCGCGAAAGTAAAGCGTTTTATTTTCGCTAAATTTGGTGGATCTATGGGAATCGAACCCATCCCTCTCTCACATTGCCTCGCGAGTCTATTTTTGAGAGGTCACACCAGCAAGACCCTCAACTACAAAACTATCATAACTCATCATTCAGCGAAAGTAAAGTTTTTTATTTTCGCGAAAAGAGGACCGTCGCCAGAGGAACTTAATTCCCATCTCTTACGAGAACCCCGGTCAGAGTGGTATTAAATGACCCCACCCACTGCTCATACGCAATCCTTCAAGGTCTATCGGATGCGCTTTCTTCTTCAGATTTCAAACTATAGAGTTATTATACCTAACTCTTTGCGAAAGTCAAGAACTTTTTAATTTCTCAATATCATCAGAATCTTTTATGTGGTGATCTGTGTGCATCGCCGGAGATCCTTCTATTTTTCCGCTATAATGAGCAACAGAAGCCATCAACTTTCCACCATCATTTCTAAAATTAAATTCTTTGTTTTTGTGTTGACCCATTGCATTATGAGGTAGGACATATTCCCCATTGCTGTATTTGGTATCAACATTACCTCTTGGAAAGTGTTTTCTAATTATATCTCTTTGTGGTTCTGTTAAATGTAAATATTCTTTTGTCTCTTTTTTCTTACCAAACCACTCATTAAATTGTTTAAACGTTTTCATTAAACTATACCTCTTTTATATAAAGAAAGTATTTATTTTTTTTGGTACAAAAAATAAAAAAATAATTTGGAGTGCGCGACAGGATTCAAACCTGCATAAAACGAACTTGCAAATCGCTACCTAATCATTCGGTCACGCGCACATTAAATTGGAGCTCCTAGCAGGTTACGATCCTGCGTTTCCGTTATACCAAAACGGTAGTCTTCCATTGACTTATAAGAGCATTAATTTTATCCCATTCAAGATTATGTTTATCTAAAACGAACACTTTTATACTATTTCTTTTTTCGGATTCTGATATTTTAATTTTATCTTTTTCAATCAAGAAATCGTTTTTTGGGTCTAAATAAACATCAAATTCTGTCAAATAGAAATCTGGATAATACTTATTACCAGAATCATTCCAGACAAATCCAACCTTTGGTCTTTCCCATTTTATATTATTTTCGTCTAATGATTTTGCGGTAATAATTTCAAAATTTGAATCAAACCAAATATCTTTGTAATATTTTCCTTTATTTGGATGGGGTCTATATCCCCCCAAATTTCGTTCTTTAGCAGCAACAGATAATCTTTGTAATCCATCTTTTGTGAATTTTCTTTCGCCTCTCTCAATAGAGAGAATATTTGCTTCTCCTGTTGTTCTAGTTTTTAGATCTAATTTCGTAATTGTTCCCAATGAAACATTATAATGTGTTGCCAACTTTCTGAGCGAAAGACCTGAATCATATAATTCTTGCGCTTCAATTTTATCTATATTTTTTGGACCATAAACGTTTCGTACATTATTTAATTTTAATTTAAAGATAACATTAACCGAAACATCAAAATGATTCGCCAATTTTTTAAACGAAAATCCAGAATCATATAATTCTTGCGCTTCAATTTTATCTATATTTTTAGACATACGTACCTCCTATTATTATTTATAAAAAAGGTTGCGTTCTACCATTTCTACTATAGGAGCAATAAATTGGTGCCCTCGGTCAGATTCGAACTGACACTTTACGGCTTCTAAAACCGCTCACTCTACCAGATTGGTGTACAAGGGCGTTGGCGGAAAACTGAGGTCTCGATCCCCAAACCCGTGCGAGTTCAACAGGATTAGCAATCCGTTCCAGATCCCATCTGGTTAGTTTTCCCTTGACTATGTTTATATCTTACTACACTTTTCAAAAAAGTAAAGTGGCGGAAGCGGTAGGATTTGAACCCACGGAGGTATTACCCTCGACAGTTTTCAAGACTGTTCCAATAAACCAGACTCTGGCACACTTCCATTAAATTGGCATCGCAGAGAGGATTCGAACCCCCATTTTCAGTCCAATTACCTTTTTCTTGGGTCGTAACCAAGAGGGATACTGCGATATTATAAATTGGTAGTTGGGGAGAATTTCGAAATCTCGACCTTCGCTTTGTAAGAGCGATACTCTGCCTCTGAGTTACCCAACTAAAATTCTTGATACAGGGAACGCTCGACCGATCGTTTTAGGACACTTGTTATTGGTTAGCATATAGCAACAAGGTTATGTATCAAAGGTCGCCCGAAGGTTAGACCTAAATTGGTGCCGCCGAATGGTAACGATCCATCCTCCAGGGATTTTCAGTCCCTTGCTAATCCATCTCAGCTACAGCGGCTTTGGGGTGGTTAACGGGTATCGATCCCGTGCGTACACTTTCACAGAGTGTGATGCTACCATTACATCATAACCACCATAAAATTTGGTTTCGGGACATGGACTCGAACCACGATTCACAGAGTCAAAGTCTGTTGTCCTACCATTAGACGATCCCGAATTAATTTATCCTTTTTGTTAAAGAGCTGCGAACTTTTCAGTTCACTTTCAACTTAGATATAGTTTACGTCGGAAGCAAAAAATTGTAAAGCACTTTTTTGTAAACAATTTATTTCCAATCAGTAAACAATCTTACATAATGAAAAAGCCCAGCGGTTTAGACTGGGCTTGTTATTTTTAAACTTATTTTATCTTTTAAAAATGACAAACCCTCGTTGGCGTTTGGCGGTGACTATTGGTAAAATCGCAATATGTCACCTGCCACGCTTCGGGTGACATTGGTAAATTGGAATTAATGAGTTTAAATGTTTTATTCATATTTCTATTTATACAAATTTTACACTTTTTTTACGATTTTTTTAACTTTTTTTAAATTATTTTTCAAAAATCATAACAATATTATCAATTGAGATGATATATTTACCATCACCAACATCAGTTGCCCTATTCCAATCAACCATTGCTTCTTCACCAACTGAAATTTCGGTCACATCAGGACCAATTGATTCAATTAAAGCTCTATCCGGATTAAGGGATTCTCTGAGAATAATTCCAGATTCAGTTTCTAGATTTGGTTTTACGCGACTAACAAGAACATTATTTTTTGTAGGTTTCATATTATTAATTATATAGTTTGTTTAGAAAGATTGGGGAGCCGAAACTCCCCAAGTAATTATATAGTAATCAAGTTACATCCATTTTCCGCCGCCAGAACTTGGATCCTTCTTCAACGCAGAAGAAGAAAGTCTTGGTGGGGAAGCTGGCTTTGGAGCGGAAGCAACTGGTTTTGTTGGTTCTCCGCCAAGTTTAGCAATATTACTATGAATTTGTGAACTTGTCATACCACCTTTAGAAATTGGTCTTTCCATTCTTCCGGAAGGAGCAATCTTATTTAAAGAAGATACAGTTTTTCCAGTAGATTTTGTTAAATCAGAAGTTGCAGATTTCATTCTAGCAGCACTTCCTTTTAGATCGTTGATATAACCTTGATCTAACTTAGGTGATTGTTGAACTGGTTTAGTAACTGGAGTAACAACTTTTGGAATTGTTTTTGGTGCAGATTTTGCAACAGAAGCATCGCTTTTAACGTTACTTTGTCCAGTACTTGATTTAGGAATAATTGGCTTTGTAGAATTACTTGTTACTGGTCTTGGCGAAGACTTAGCAGAAGTATCAATCGGTTTTGGAGGTGTCATTTGTTTCGGTTTAGCTGATGTTTTATCGCCACCTCTCAATAAATCTAAAGGTTTTGCTAAATCAGCTTTTGCTGCAGCGGTAGTTTTTGGTCCCCATTTACCATCAACCTTCAAATTAGCACCGCCTAAATTTAATCCACTCTGCACAGCTTTCACTGCAGTGGATTTAACCTTATCCAAAAAAGAAGGTTCTTTTCCAGCAGCTTCTAATAATTCGTGTATATGATATTCGGAAAGTTCTACTTCATCTCTTTTATAGAGTTCTAAGATGGCTTCTGCAACAATTTCATTACTGTTATTTTCATCATTAGCAATGTTATATAGCACATCGCTAGGCATATTTTCCAACTGATTATCTGTATTATCATTTACAGATTCTGATATGAATTTTGAATATGATTTCATCTTTACTTCCTACAAATAAAAGTATTTATAAAAGATGATATTTTTGAATAAAATACACAAGAACCTCATACCAAGCATATATCGGAAAAATAACAGCTATCAAGAAAAGCCATCCTTTAGCTAAATAGATACCCATCAACCAAGCAATAATACCAAATAAAGTTAATAGTTCTCTCATTCTTGCAAAAACTCAAGCAATTTAATCCCAGTATGGGTTAATCGGATACAAGATTTATCCGGGAAAACAAAATCTTCTTCTGGTAAATTAGAAACAGGTTTACCTTGATTTTCTAAAATGACGGATAACGCTTCTCCATAAGAAAAAGGTTTATTTACAAGGTTAGTATAAATTGATTTAGACGTATTCATTGTAATTCTTCAAATAATGTTTTTTGTTTTTACGGGATGGATCGAATTTATCATCCGACTTTACTTTCTTCTTTCTTTTAGATTCAATTGGATCAAAATCTTTAAAGTTTTTAAGTTTTTTACTGTTCATTTTTCTCTGGTAGTAGTCCTGGAAACACTTCGTTAATTAAATTATAAGTCAAACCTTTTGTTTTTAGGTCTTTCTTAAGCATATTTACAAACACTTTTGCCTCGGTTGGCTCAAACGATTCTAATACTTGATTCAATAAAACATTTCTTTTTTCCTCCGACAATTTATCAGCAATTTCATTTCCTTTAATAAACATATAAACCCTTTTGAGTTCTGACTGAATATCAGAAAAACTGATTCCAGGAGCAGTATCATTTGGCTCAATATAATCTTTCGGGAAATCTTTTACGTAGAATTCAATTCTTGGATCATAAGCATATACTAACATTTGTTTGAACCAAGGAGTCGCATTTTCCATCATAATTCTTTTCTTTTCATTTTTTGAATCAGTAGAATTGATCTCATTCAAAATTTCGTACATAAATTTTTTCATTTTTAAAACTCATCTATAACTTCAAGTAAATTAATTAACTTCTTTTCAACCATATATTTATACAATTTTTGTCTACTAGAAGGTTCCGATTCATCGTATTCTTTGACAATATTTAATCTAATATCTTCAGGTATATTATCAAAATTAATTAGAGTATCGTTTCTACAATAATTACGATAAACTTCATCATCAAAACAAATTCTAGGATCTTGCTCCAACCATTCTATCAATTTCTTATTTGACACAGGCGATTGTCTTCTACCAGTAACAAATACATCATCATTAGAAAATGTATTTGGAATACCGTCTCCAGAATCTCCCCTAATAATTTTTTCTTTTAGATCCTTAATAGGATTCTTTGAAGTAACATAAACTCCTAACATTGGATTGTATTGTTTTACGTTAGGATATTTTTGTAATTGTACAAAATCTTTATCCGACGATAAAATCAAAATCTTTTCGTGCGCACTAAGTCTAGGAGTAAGAGTTCCTATAATATCATCCGCTTCAGCGCCATCAACTTCAATAACTTTATAAGGAAAATGATCCTTTAGATCTTGTTTAATTCCATTCAATGCTTTGAATATTATATTCCAATCAAGTGGAGATTTTTCTCTTGCAGCTTTCCTGTGAGCCTTATAATGGGGGAATACTTGTTTTCTCCAATAAGTTCTAGAATCACAACAAAGAATAACTTCTCCATATTCGCCTTTAAACTTCTTGGCGTTTGCCCTAATAGAATTAAGAGCAATATGTCTAATTAAATCTTCTTCAATTGATTGTTTAGGATTCACTTGAGCCAATACAGACGAAATCATTACTTGGTTCAAATCCACCAAAATAGCCATAATTTATTTCCTATTTTAACGCTTTAATAAGAATGGTATCACCATTCAATCTCCCATTAAGTGCAAAATCCTTGCCTTTAATAGTACCCATTAATTTTCTAAGTTCAACTTTCTTTGCTTTTGACAGTTGAGATAATATTTCTAAAGGTTTTCTGAGAGTTTTTTGTATACTTAAATTCTCATCAAATCCTTCAACACTGGAACCTTTTACCGAAAAACCTGAATCATCGGTACTAATATATAGTCCAAGTTTTTTGGTTTTTACATTAAATACCCAAAGTTGTCTGGCACCAATAATTTCAGCTGGATTAATTGAAACCAATTGAAATTCAATATCATCCTTTTTGTATTTAACTTTCGCAACTTTCTTTTCTAGAGGAATTGCTTTCTTCTTCCTTGGCTTTTTACTTACCTTGGAATTATTTACAATCTTACCACAATCGTCAATAATACCAGAAATAAATTCATAGAATTTCTTCAATTCCATTTTCTTGAATAAGGAATATCCTTCAACCAATTGTTCATCTGTTTTATTAATTGCTTCTTGCAATTCTTCTTTCATAGGTTTAAAGTGTTCCGCAATTTGTTTTGCGTGAACAGCCTTAACCAATTTTCCAATCATCCAATCATATGCAGAAAATTCAACGGACTTTTTAGTTTTAATAAACTGATCTACATAATTTTCTATCTCATCAATAAACAGAGAACATTGATCATATATACGATCTTGAATTGTAACCGTATCATCTTTCTTTGCAAATTGAGAAACTGCAACAGGTTGATCTACTGAAGAAATAATTTCTTTGATTCGAATATTGATCCATTCATCGCGATCAATTTCAGCCCCTCGTTGAATAATTCTACAAACAAATCCAAGATTATTAAACCTTTCATCATCTGCAGAAGCAACTTTCTCTATTATTTCTTTATTGACTTTCTTTGATTTAAGATAATCTAGTGTAAACTTCTTAGAATCTTTAGGTGACATTTGATTAGCATACCAAGAAAGAGCTCTTGGTATAGATAATGCACGTTCATCCCAAGTAGGTTCTTCGCCAATAAACAAATGCTCAGCTTGAGCAGAGGTTCTAATTTTACTCATTGTTTTATTTCAAAATTAATTACAGAGTCTTTCCTGAAACTTCTCCAACCTTTATCATCAACAGACCAAACAGAAATAATACTATCATTTATCCTTTTCTTTTGTTCTGATTTAGTTGAAGTGGGTATATGATCACTAGAAAGAGTACAATTTAATACTCTCTCCTCGCCATTTATTTTTGTAAATTTTAGATTAACAATGTTTTCGTGTAAAAGTTCAATTAATTTTTCAAATTCCAAATTTTGCATAAAGTTCTTTCATCAATTTCGGGGATTTTTTGGTTTTCTTAACTACTACACCGTAAAATCCGCTTTTAATTAAATTATCAACATAAACATAAGGATCAGTCAAAATTGCTTCGAAATTATCCTTATCAATTATTTCACCATCAATATCAGCTTTATATAACATAATGTGATAATAATGCCCCAAATCACCTACAACATATTTCGATTTAGTTTGATATTCAAACCCTCTCAAATCCATTTCCCAATCGTTTTTTGGAAAAAATGTAACACCATCAACGCCGCTTTCAAACATAGACTTTATTATAGATTTAATTGTACCGCTCATAGATAAAAATGTAAAGTTATTTTTTTAAGTGTTTTTTTGTAACCTTGACTGAAATCCAAGCATTGTAATATTCTTCTGACAACAATACATCGTTTTCAAATTGTATTCTTGCTTCGTGATAACTACACTCAGACTTTGAATTACACAATTTTACAATTTCCCGTTTAAAGTTTGATTCGCCGTGAATCTTCACTTGTTCGTTTAATTCTGCATTAGATCCAAAATATGTTTTCCAGTCAGAATCCACTAAAAACCGCTTCTTCTTCCCTTTAACCATTTTTGTTTTTCTAAAATAGAATTGCTTTTTACCAATGTATTTTTTATTATTTACATTGTCGTGTATTATATAAACAAATCCCCAATATTCTTGGGGATCTTCGAATGGCAGATCTTGAAATAACCAGGACAAATTATTAATCCCATTCTTCTTGGGACAAATAATCCTCTTCTTCTGGAATATCTTCTTCTACAGTTTCAATTTGAGCGCCGCAAAAAGGACAAAAAATATCTTCGTGTTCTTTTACCAAATTTTCATTAAAAGATAAATTAAATTCAGAATCGCAATCATCACAAACGCTAGAAATAACTTTTTTCATACAAAATTCCTTTTTAAAATTAAGTTATTTATATTTAGCGTTTCAATAAACTCTAAGATATTAATTAGCCCATACGTCTTTCCATCCTCCAGACAAAGCACCTTTAGCGTATGCTGTAGCTCTATTTTCGAAGAAATTTGTATGTTGAGGAGCGGATATTAATTCATCAACCCAAGGCAAAGGATTCTTCTTAACTTTAAACACTCCTTTTAGACCCATTGAAATTAACCTACGATCACAGATATAACGTATATATTTCTTCAAATCTTCAATTGGCAACCCTTCACATTCTCCGATATCGTAACATATATCAATAAAAGCATCTTCAAGATCTACCATCTTCTCAGCAATAGTATATAATTCAGATTTTAATTCATCTTTCCAAATATCTCTATTTTCTTCAACAAAAATACGAAATACTCTAATCATCGCTTCGCAATGAAGTTGTTCATCAAGAATAGACCAAGAGATAATTTGTCCCATTCCTTTCATTTTTCCGCGACGAGGAAAATTAAGTAACATCACGAAAGAACTAAACAGTTGCATACCTTCAGTAAACGCCGAAAATAGAGCAATTTGTTGAGCAATATGTTTATTATCTAATCCAACAAACGATTCAATATAATCGTGTTTATTTTTCATCGCTTCGTATTTAAGAAATTCTGTATAGGTTGATTCAGGCATTCCTAAAGTTTCAATTAGATGAGAATATGCAGCAATATGTACAGCTTCCCTAGCAGCAAAACCAAGAAGCATCATTCTAAGTTCTGGTTGTTTTAAAATTGGTAAATAATTGTTGACATATCCACCCGCAACATCAATATCAGATTGAGTAAAAAATCTAAAAATATTTGTGAGAAAATGTTTTTCTTTCTCAGTTACATTATTTTGCCAATCTTTAATGTCCTGGACCATTTCTACTTCAGAATGTATCCAATGCATTTGCTCATGAGCTAACCAATATTCATAAAACTCTGGATGCGTGAAAGGTTTAAATGTAGTTCTAGAATCTGTTAATTTTAATTTATGCTTTACCATATAAAATTCCTCTATTAAGAATGGCACGCTAGGCATTCTTCGCCTGCAATAATATCGTTCATATTAATTTCTTCAATAATATGACGTTCAATTTGTTTGGACACTTTATCGGATTTTTTTAAACTATCAGATCTGCAGTAATATAATGTTGGAATTTTTTGTTTCCAAGCCATAAAATGAACAGCGTGTAAATATTTAATATGAACATTTGGTCTGAAAAACAAGTTCACTGATTGAGTTTGATCGATGTATTTTTGACGATCTGCAGCCAAATCAACAACCCAACGTTGATCTATTTCCATAGCAGTTTTGAATACTTCTTTTTCTTGGTCTGTAAACATATCCATATGTTGAATAGAACCGTCGTTAGAAATAATATCTAACCAAATCTCATCATAGTTTAATTTTGAATTGTCTTTCAATTTTTCTTTAATAAGATTATCTAGAACGTGATTTTTATTTAAATAAGAACCAGACATAGTATCTTGACGATAAGCATTTGCTCTAATTGGTTCAATAGAAGGAGAAATATTTCCCATAATAATAGAAGTAGATGCCGTTGGAGCAATGGCAATTACGTGACTGAATCTTTGGTAATAAGGTTTTTCTCCTCTAATGCCTTCTTCAAAATCTGGACAATTGCCTCTCTCAAATCCAAGTTCTTTATTTGCTTGGTCTAAATGAGTTCTAATATTTTTAAATATTTGCATATTCCTAGATTTAGCAAGAGCTGATTCAAAAGGAACATTATTTTGTTGTAAATATGTATGAAATCCTAGAGTACCAACACCAATCGCCCTTTCTCTAGCAGCAGAATACTTTGCTCTAGAAATAGCATCTGGAGCATTATCAATAAAAACGGTAAGAACATTATCAAGCATTTCAGCAACATCGCGGAAAAATTGATAATTATCCTTAAAATCGTCATAATAACGAAGATTGACAGATGATAAGCAGCATACCGCAGTCCTTTCTTTATCAGTAGGAAGTATAATTTCAGAATTATGAACTAACACATCATTGGCGAAAAAGTTATTCACTTTTTCAACAGAAATATCATAAACTTTTGTCTTTTCTACAATCTTCTTTCTAATCTTAATCATCTTTTTTTACCTTTAATTTATTAAATTTTGCGGCATTATTTCTTTGTTGTATTGATCTGAAATATGGATCGTATTTAACATCACTATCAAACTCTTTATTATATTCCGAAATAAAGTTTTGATAAGATCCAAAATTATTTTCAATCCACTTAACACTAATTTTATTAAATTCCTTAAATTCTTTTTTCAAATTATCATCCAAAAGAGAAATTTTCAAATGGTTTTCTATTAAACTATTTTCTAACACCTTAAACGCTCTATACTTTCTTTCCTCAGTCATTTTTTTGAAATTAGAATTATTACTTCCAATTTGAGATTTTCGGTTTTTTCTTTCCTCTTCCGATATTTTCCTACCTTTAGTATGATGAACCCATTTTCCGGAAACAACATTCGGATTATTGACTGAAACTCTACCAATCAGTTCTCCGCTAAAACAATCTTTGACTGTAATAAATCCCTTGTTTGCTTCTGATATATTTTTTAATCCCAATAATCTAAATTTTTCATATTTTTTGCTCTGATAATTAAAGTTTGTTAATCTTGGATGTTGAGGATCAATAACTTTTGAAAAGAAAAATATCAAAGAACTTCCTATTTTATATCCATATGCGGTGTCTTTATATATTTTGTATAATAATACATGACACAAGAAATGTTCTCTTGCAGTCAACAAAACTTTATTATTCTTTTCTTCCGGATTTCCTTCTATGAACCCAGAAATTCCTTTCCTTTTTCTAGTTTTGAAAAGGCATTCTGGTATAATATGATGTTCTTCAAAATATTGTCCGGAGTTTTTAGTTCTATTTTCTTTTTTTGCTTTTTGTATTATGTTTTTATATATTTTTTTATAGTTCATAATTCTGCTCCAAATAAACGCGCAAGTATTTATACTAAGCAGAATTTCAGAACATACTAACTTATAGTATTCTATTGACTTTTTATTTCAAATTTCTAATAATTCATCAGACTCTTGTAAATCCTTTGCCATTACATATCCCCTATTAATTGTCCAAACCAAATGATCTGAAGTACATTCAATAATGTTTCCAGAAGGAGTTTCAATTTCATAAAGCTCTTCAACTTCGCCAGAAACCTTAGCACCATTGACTAAATTCCATTCAATTTCTTTTGTTTCGGTATTATAACTTTTTACATATACATCATCGTCGTAATATCCTAAATTATATTTTTCAACAAAAGAATCCATATTATCAACTAGTAAGGTTTCTCCTTTCTTATCAAAAGAAAATTCCAATTCCGTTCCACCAACTAAACAACAAATATTAGATTGTTTAATTTCCAAACCAAGATTCTTTTGAAAATCTGGCATTTGTTCATTAGCAGTATCAATAAACAAAATATATGGTTCGCCAGTTTGCATTCTTAGTTCAAGAATTTTTTGCCAAAGTTCTTTTGCAGATACGGTTTCCTTGATTTTATCTGGATTATGAGTATCGTAAAGATTCCACGAATCATCAAAATCAGGATCGATCATACATTGTTCGATAATATTCATAAACTTATCAGTTAGAATAATACCGTGATGTAAATTAAGGCATTTAATATTTTGATCTCCGGTTGGTTTACGCATCTCAAGAAACATCATAACATCTGGATGATCTACTCTAAGATAGGCAGCATAAGAACCGCGACGTGTCTTACCTTGACGATAAGCAAGACAAGAAGCGTCATAAATCTTTAGGTGGGGCATAACTCCAACACTTTTGTCGTCAGCAGAGCGAATATCAACGCCAATTCCGACTCCACCACCGAGCATTGAGAGGGTATTAACCTCAGAAAGAGTATCAACAAGACCAGAAGCAGAGTCTTGCATGTAAGAAAGGAAACAAGAAATTGGTAATCCATTTTTAGACCTCCCATATGAAAGTATTGGAGTAGCAAAACTTAACCAATGCTTAGAAGCATAATCATATAATCGTTGAGAATGTTCTAAATTAGAACCAAAAGACTTAGCAACAAAAGCAAATCTTTGTTGCGGCGAAGTTTCTGCTTCCGTCATATATGATTCTTTTAATCGTTTGATCCCCAATTCATCAAACAGATTATCTCTTTCTGGATTTATTTTTATACCAAGATAGTCTTCCATTTTATTCTTCCTTTCTTTGTTAATTCGGTTTTTTATTTATTACCATTCTGATACATCTACAATTGGAATTACCAATTCGCCATCAACTCCATTCACAGATGTTTCTAAAATCATATCAACAGTGCTTCCAAGTTCGCAACTACTATAATTTAATATAAAATTTTTATCTTTATATTCTGGAAATTTATCAATAACATTCAACATTTTTATTAAATCTTGTTTTTTTAAATATATTCTATATTCACTCATAATTTAATCCTAATTCTTCAGCATTTTTTGTCATTTTATTTAATGCTTCTTGTCTATCGTCAAAATTTAGAAATCCAAAATGTTCTAATAAATGTTGAGTTGATATAAAATCAATAACTGATTCACCCTCTCTTATAATCAACTCAACGAACTTTTCTAAATCTTTAGTATCAAAACAAATTGTATCTTCGCAACAATCTTGATAAAATCCATTCGCTTCGTATACTAATTCTTTAATTTTTGAATTCATTAGATTTAGCATCCCATTCTTCCAATTTTATCATATAAGGATATTCTTCGCAAGTTATGTGTTTACTATAACTTTTAAGGTCTTTTTTTGCGGATTCTGGACTATCATAAGCGGCAATGATAGTAAACCTTCTTGGTTTGATAAATCTATGTTCTTCTATTAATAGATATACCTTATCAGACATTACAAATCGCCGTCTTGTCTGTTTTCGGAATAATGAACATCAAACTGTCCGGCAGGATAACGATTAATCAATTTATTAACATTCTCTCGGATAACATCATTTGGATCAAGATTAAGAGCACGACAAGCATTAACCCAATACCAAGCAATGTCACCAAGTTCTCTGTATAAATGATACTTAGTATCTTCATCTAAAGGTTTACCTTGGAAAAGAACCTTCTTAACAATTTCATCAAACTCGCCACCCTCGGAAGCAAGTCCAATACCAGCAGTCATCAATAAGGGGATATTAGCAACCCCTTGCTGATGTAAAGACTTTACTCTATTAATGAAAAATTCTACATCATTAGATTCGTTTGAAGTCACCGAAGCAACAAATTCCTTATAACGATTCAAATCGACTTTACTTGCTTTATTCATAATTATTCTCACTTTTGTTGGTTAAATTTATATTCAATATCTGCTCTATGTTGTTTCCAACCTCTAAAGTTTTTGTGATACTCTTTATCTTTCATAGGGGTTGCTTGATGTTCTGTTGGAGAAGCGTGAATTGGTACAGAACCAACCAAATCATCATACAATTTAAAATCCTTTTCTTTTGATGGGGTTTTGCCATCGTGCGTAAGATAACTAACTCTAGCGCACCTTGCCGCAGACATAGCAATACAATCTACTATCAAATTATTACAAATTTCAGAATCGGTGATATATGGTAGATGCCATTCTCCATAACTCAATTTAGTTGGAACAGAATTAAGATATTCAGAATACATCTCACAAGTAAGAACATAGATTTCTGGTTGGGCATCGCTGTGCATTCTCAATTCAAAGAAGTTATCCCATTCTGTAGATGTTACAATAGTTTTTGTCCACATCCAAGGTTCAATAATTCTGTTAGAAATTTGTTTATGTAGTCCAACTTTGTTTAAAAGATATGCTACAAAACAAGCTGGATATCTGCTAGTCTTCCAAAGGAATTGAGCAAAAGATAATTCTCTACCAGTTAGTTCTTCCTTCGCTTGCATTCCCGGTTGATTTTTTCCCCAAAAAACAGGAATAACAGGATCGGTAATAACATCCTTAATCATTTTCTTTACGGGGATTGCTCTAGATGAAGCAGAATTCCTAGAGAATACTCTGTGAGTATTAAACTCAGCTAAAATAAATCTTGGATATTTCAATTCAAAAGTAGTAATTCGAACTCCTTCTGGTGAAATACTATCTTTAATAACTTTCGCTTCAATCATTCAATTCTCCTAACATTTTTTCCAATTATTAAATTCTAACGTAGCCTGTAAACCCTGAACAGTGTTTTCATTTATTATACGTTGTACTTGAGGTTTAGTAAATCCATTCAATACAGCTTCGTTGATATCTTTCCCTTGAAATTCATTGGGAAATAAACAAACTTTAAAACCTTTATCAATGGCTTTTTTAATTTGTTTAACAATGCTCGTATTTCTTGGTTCATTGTCAAAAATTAAAACAAGTTTTTCTTTGCCTAAGAATTCAGCAACCGTAAGATTAGAATCCGCAGTCGCTACAGCATTTTTAATAAACAAAGAATCTATTGGCCCCTCAGTAACGTATATAGTTTCTTTTTTGTTTATTCTATCAAGACCAAATATTTTTTGGGATTCATCATCAAGTTTAATGGTTATATACCTCAATGGATTTTTATTTAACGCTCTACCTTGAAAAGCAAATAAATCTCCATTTTCATTCCTGAATGGGATTATCAACCTAGGATCATTATCTATCAATTCTTTATCATACGCAGGATAAATTTCTTTTACAAATTTCTTGAAATCTTCAGCATAATAAAGATCTTTAAATTGACCTTTAGGAATTTTCCTATCTAATGCATATTTTTTTGCAATATTGTCATCAGGCAATACATTAAGGGCAGGAATATTTAGGGTTGTCTTTTTCTTAAAAACTGGTTTTTTAAATTCAATGGTTTTTGGTTTTTTATAATTACCGTGTTTCGACGAACCAGACGCAAATCGTTCTAGAGAATATTCTTTCGCAAGAGTTGGATCAAGATATTCTAATACTTTATAGAAGGTAGTAGAAACCTCGCAATTAAAACATCTAAAAAATAGATTATCAGCTTTCTTGTAAAAGAAACCGCGTTTTTTGGATTTCTTTTTAGCAGAATCACCACAGTAACAACAACGACAAGTCCAAAGATCAGATTTCTTTTGTGTAAACCCTTCTAATTTGGAAGAAACGAGATTTAAATATTTTGTATCAAGGTAAAACATAATAAAAAGAAGCGGATGAAAGAAGTATAGTGTACCTCTTTTCGTTAAAAAGTAAAGTAGGAAAAAAGTTCTTTACTTTTTATTTTTTCAATATAGAATTAGTATGTAGCCAGTTGAATGTATATCTATATTTTAATTTAATCGTTTGAATGCTCTGGTACAACTATCATCAGCATCCACACAATAAGTTAATCTTGAATCATATGATATAGTTATTGTTCTATCCATACCAAATACCTTATTAAGTTGAATTGGTATACGATTTTCTGTTGTACATTCTTTTGATATATCACAAATACTAAAGTTTACTATTCCAAATAATCCATTAACTTTATTAATTTTTTCGATTTTATATTTTGTTTGTGTTTTTTTATCTTTTAATACTTCAATAATTATAAAATCTTTACCTTTATCAATATTGATTTTAATAATTACATCTCCAACCGAAGAAATCCATTCGCCGTCAATGTAATTTACTAATCTTTCTTCTGAATCTTGTTTAAATTCTTCTATCTTTATTGATTGTTGTAATTCTGAAATGCCGCGATTATGATTAAAAAAATAATCCCAAAATAAAAAGCATATGGCTCCAAATATAGAACCTACTAGAAAATATTTTCCTTCGTACATAAGATTACATTTACGCCTTTCTTTTTTATTGGGATTATTTTGTTGATCCATTTTTTCTATACTCTTCTGCAATTCTTTTGGCAATATCGTCCATAACTACTTCAGTTTTCTTTGCTGGAGAAATTGTAGTATTCCAGATAAGACCTAAAAATGCAGTTAGTATAAATGCAATCATCCCTAATATCAATTTCTTTACAAGACGAAATTCGGGTAATTCCAATTCTACGGAATTTAATTTATTATTCAACTTATCTAAAGAATCTTCAATAGAATCTAAGTCTTTTTTATGAGCTAAATCATACTTTATCAATTCCAATCTTTCTTTTAATTTAGAAAACGCTTCATTTCCCGATTTAGATTCTTTTTCTAATTCAAGGATTTGTTTTTCTAAATAAGATATCTTGGTTTTTATTTCAAAAATATGATCTTTAAGTTCTTGATTTGTTTGAGTCATATCCTTATAGCTTGTTGATTTGATCCATCAATACAGGGAAATGTCCCAACAATCATAAATAGTTTCTATTATTTATATTATTTTAAAATTGTTAAATATTTGTTAAATCTAACTTTTCTGTCAGTGAGTCCATTACTCCCACCATTTATTCTTTTTGTCATTCCAACCAAATCTTTTTTATCACAAAAAGCGTTAATATTATTTACAGACCAAAACCAACACGCTGACATAATACAAATTTTCTTATCCAACAAAATTAAATCTGGTTTTTCTACCAATCTTAAATCATTAAATAAGAATTTTGAACAATTAATATAATTAGATTTTCCAGTAATTTGAATTGGACCCCTTCCTCTAAACTTATATCCATCTCCAGAAGCAACGTTACCATTACCTAATCGGTTACCATATACCAAATTAGCAATCATCTGAGGTTTTTTGGCATATTTTGTTGCAGTGGCAATAGAACCAAAATACTTAGGAAAAGTTTTTCTTAATCCTGCAGCGGAATAATATAAGTTTTCTTGTAAAACGTTATAATCTTGACTTTCGTGACAAGTTTGAGCTAAAAACCCAGCAACTCTTTCTGGAGTGTTAATACCGTATTGAGGCAATATATTATACATTGCATCAAACCAAATTTTTTCTTCAGGATTTATTAATATTTTACAGAATTTTTCTTGAGTGAATTTAAACGTATAAGGGTTTTTACTTAATTTGCTAACTTCTTCTTTTGTAACCACAATAGTTTCTGTTGGTTTTTTATCAATAACTATCGTTGGAATTTTTTCATCCAATGCATTTTGAATAATTCGCTCTTCGTATGTAGTGGGTCTTTTAAACGTTTCTAGTATTTTTGAAAAAATGCTCATTTTATTTCTATCCAGTTCATTGATGCTCGTAAATTAGTATTAACTCCAGAAATTCTATATGCAATCAAGGCTAAAATTTGACTATCTGTTGAATCGTAATTTTGATATATTGAACTCGTTATATTGTTAATTATATTAGTTTCTACTGCACCGGATTTATTTCCTTGACTTCCTGTCGCAAATCCATCAGAAAAACAAGTATATTCATTAGCAGAATCCCATCCATTATTTAAAGCAAAATTAGTAATATATTCACACCATCCATATCCAGGAACACTAGTAAAAACAGTATTAGCATTTGCTAAGTAAGATTTTCCAGGTAAGACTACAAGTTTATATTGAACATCTTGATCAGTAACAATAGTATAATCTTTTAACCTTGCAAACGAATGATTTGGTTTATTTACCAAAGTATTTTTTAATCTTATACCCAAAACTCCGTACGCAGTATTTATTAATGGATTGGTATTTGCAGTTAAAGTTATTAAAGTACCATCGGTACTTGTTGATCGAGTAAAACCAGATTCTAAATCCGCTCCTTCGCAATAAACAGAACCACATATAACCATCAATTGAGAATTGCTTGAAGAAATTCCTTTATTTTCAATTTCCCATCTACAAGGTAATGAAGGTTGGTGCATATAAACTTCAGTTACTTTATTAGAATGCGTAAATTGATGGCAATAATAAACAATACCATCAATTACAAATCCAACTCTTACTCTTCCGACACCCAACCATTGATAATCCACCACTAGAATTTGAGATTTTGTCCAATCTATTGTAATCCCTGATTGATTATATTCATCCATAGAACCATCAAACCGTTCTATATTCCAATTAGTTAAATCAACTATTTGTTCTGAAGTATTAGCAGTAGTATAATCGGCACATTTTCTTATAACAACTTGTGGCGTAGTTCCATTCATTCTGAAAAATATGCCATTATAATCATCAAATAAACCAACTGATTGAGAAACGTTTGCTTTTGGAGAATTTAAAGTAAATGTTAAAAATCCTAAATTGGATGTTCCTGCAATGTAAGGATGATATTGTTTTGATTGTCTAACAACTCTATCTCCAGAAGATGTTCCAACGTTTGCCAAAAAACAATTTCTATTATGATCGGCAACTAATGTTCCGCTTCCTACGATTTTATCGTTAAATTGTGCTGATGCACCAGATCCATACATATATCTATATTCACCAAGCAACCTTGCATCTGCAGTTCTTAATCTACTAAAAGCAGTTAAATTTGGGCTATCATTATATGAAATTTTTGTATCGTAAATAAAAGTCATTTTAAACTATCCACCAAGAATTATTTTTATAAATTAATTGTAACGAAGCATATTTAACTCTTATTTCTGCTCCATTTATATCGCCATCAATCATTCCATTTATATGTATAGGTGTTAAATGGGCGTGACCAGAAATATCTTTAATAATCACTCTTCTTTCATCGTGCGCAGGAGGAAGATTTATATATGTTTTAACTGAAGGATTTACCAATAAACAATAATCTTTTCTATTCATAGTGTAATCAGAATTAACTTCTTTTATTGGATAGGAAAGAGTTATTGCATCAGATGCACCTCCACCTGGTCCTGTCATTGAAATTTTAGAAACCCAATCTTCAAGAAATTTTAATTTATCTTGCAATACTTTAATAGAAGGGTCTGATTTTATTGAATTTGGTTGATTGAATAAATCGGTATGTTCTTTTACAGATTTTATTTTTTCTTCTTTATTAATTGAATCAATAGTAGCAGAAATTAAATCTATATGTTCAAATATAGTTACTGGTTCTTCTACAACTTCTTCTATTATTTCTTTTTGTTCTTTTTGTATTTCTTGACTAGTTTGTTCCAGTAAATCAAATAAACCAATTTGTAGATTTAATTTTGTGGTTTCTTTTCTTTGTTCCAGCAAAGACTTTTTGAATTGTAAAACTTTATTGTTTTCAATTTCCGCTTTTAATTCTTCTGAAATTTGGTCCAGAAATGTTGAAGAGTTGGAATATTCCAACTCTTCGGCTTTCTTTTTTAGCTTGTTCTTGAAAACTTCACTAAAATCCGACATATTATTTTAATTCACGAAGTTTATATATCGTAGAAGTACAAAGATCTGAAATCTCGTCAATAATATTTTGAATTTCTGAATCATCGGTAATATTTTGGCGATTGGTATCGATCCATTGTAATAAATTTGCTACAATTGCCAACCCATCGTTATTTTGTGGAATTTTTACATTTGGCATAGATTCAAATTTACCATATCTTCCAATAAATGCTTCTGCAAATTTATCAACCAAAGGAATAATACCATCATAAAAAGTATTACTTGCCATATGAGCAGCATAACTAGATGTCGCTAGATGAAAAATATGCATTGCAGTTGCAGCTTGGCGGCATTGAAGAAATAGTTCGGCTGCTTTTTGTTTTCCAGTTCCCACTGTACCTTGGTTTAAGGCTTCTTTTAATTCTTTATAACTAACCATTTGTAAAAATCCTCTATTTTTGTGGTGGTTTTCTTGTAAACATTTTCATTACAGGAGTCTTTGGTTTTGGGAAGTCAGACTTTCTTTTTGTAGTTGTTGTAACTCCAGCAGGAACTCCTGGTTCTCCTTGCGGACCAACGCCAGCTCCAGCAATATGCCCAGTCCCCACAACGCTGGCACCCGCTGACATTTCTTCCGTAAATTCTTTAAAACTTTTCATATTTGTCTAAGTATATTTGCTATAACAAAATCTATTGGTATTTCAGATGAAATAATTGTCGTTCCTTCAACGTTATATATTTTTTCTGGCATATAATTTAAATATATAAGAAAAGTTTTTAGTGCAGAATAGTTATTTGGTTTTAGTCGAAAAAACAACATCTTCGTACACGCTTCTGTTTCAAATACATTATACGTCATAATAATATGATTTAATATTAACCTTTCTTTTAATACGCCATAAGTTCTATATTTCTGAATTAAACTTTTAATATATTTAATTCTTCTAATATCAGAAAAAAATTCTTCTTCAATATAATGCGGCGAAATATAATTATTCGCCGCAAACAATAAAAAATTTTCGCTAGTCAAATTATAATTCATTAAATTTTATTTTTTGACTACCTCGGCATCAACAACATATTTTCCATTTACTAATTCAAATTTAAATTTAAAAATATGATGTTCGTCAAATTCACCAAAAGGCTTCGTAACATTTCTATGATTTTCCCCAGAACTCTTGTGGGTTGAAATCGGAATATTTATAGATCCCTTCTTTGCAAAAGTTCCTTCCACTTTCCCGAGTTCTATACTATACATAGATAAAACCTTTCTGATTTTATCAAATGCTTCTCCTAAATCGGAAAATCCGATTGAAGTTGCAATAGAAAGGTTCTTATTAATTTCATTAACAGTTTCAGGATCATCAAGATCAACCTTAGTTTTTTCTATAGAAACTATAGGAGCGTTGTAATTTTCCAACACAAATTCCTTAAACTTTTTCATTTATTATACACCAGTAAAATATGGTAATCCAGAATTTGCATCGTTTACAGTGGGTTCTGATAATGTAACTAGAGTTTCTGATTGAACTCTACCCATTCTACCACCAGGAACTACTGTCAATACCAAGCCACCATTATTTGCAGAAGAACCAGCTGATACCGTTGGAGCAGATTCATATCCTGCACCCACAACGTTCATCGCGACAGAAACTTGGTTTCCGTTTAGAACTACAAGTTGGCCATTTGCAGCAGTTGTATTTGTTCCAGTAAATGTTAAATACGCATTAGCATAAGTTAAAGTAGAACTTACATTTGCAACTTCCACTCCTTTAACAAATCCAGATCCCTGAGTAATTTTAACCCAACCTTGGTGAGCAACTGCTTCACCATCGCCAAAAGTAGCATTTGCTAATCTTGATGCGTTTACCAGATAAACGTCAGTATTTCCTGGATGATTTGTTTGTAAGTATTTTGGTTCGTTATTAGCGAAATCTATTTTGCCCCATTCAGACATAGTTTTTACCCTTTATAATTGAAATTGAAAAGAAATATATAATATTTATAAATAACTGGTTTTTAAGTTTGTAATCTGGTCGTTGATGATATCGTTGGATTAATTTCAATCACATTAGTATTTGCACTATTTCCAGTCATAGTTTTTTGTATTTCAAATTCTTGAGCATTAGCTTGATCTCGCTCTTTCATTTGTTTACTTTTGTTTAGTAATTTATCTACTTGATTCATTTCTTTCTCTAGTAATTTGGTTGATTGATTTTCAACATCTTCAAATCTTTTTAAAGCCATCTTTCCGTGTATTTCATACCCTTTTGGTAATCTCATTGAAACGTGTCTAGTTCCGTGACCAGGTATATCTTTATGAAACTTTTTTGTTAAAGGGTTTGGTGCTTTGAAACCTCTATGTCTTGGTGATCCACTTTTTGATTTTGGTAACTTGTAACTCATTGAATAGCCTTTATTTATCAAATCAACTATTCTTTTCTTTTTTGACATATGGGCAGGATTCATTTTATGAAAATTGTGCAAATCATATTGTCTTGGTTGGACATCTTTTGATTCTTGGACTGAAGAATTTTGTATATTTTTATCAATGGTTTTTTTAATTTTTCTTAATCCCTTAAATTGTTTATATGCTTGTGTTCTAGCAATCTTATCTATTTGTTTTTCATTCATTTTAGTCCAATCTAATCCAATATATCGAATATATTTTCTTAGAGGAGTTAATCTTCTAGCTTCTTCTTTAAAATAATATTTTTCTAAAATTTTGTTTTTGAATGACATAATCAGCCTTTAAAAAGAATTTTTTTAATTCTTGTTGGTAATTGCTTAGTTCTATTAACATCTTGGTCTTTCTCAAAATTTTTCATTCTATTTGGATTTTTCTTTTGTGAAAAAACGTATCCGTGATGATTTTGTATATCGTCACCAACTTGAGGACTATTTTGTACACCGCCCATCATTCCAGTATCAATAGGATTTGGAGAATCAATAGCTTCTTTGGCAAATGTATATGTTTGTATTAAATTAGTATCGCCAGTTTCTCTTGTATCAAAAGTTTGTGTAAGTCCAGTTTTTGGTATTAAATTTCCAATAACTTTTTGAGTATCAGATTTTTTTACTTTTTTCGTTTCTTTATCTTGTTTAAATTTATTGTATAATCCGTTCGTTTCTTCAAATAATTTATTTCTAAATTTATTAATAAAAGGGTCTATGTCAATTTCAGCAAATAATTCTAAATTATTTGAAAATATTTCTATATCCAGTTGTTTATTGATTTTTTGTAATTGATCTTGGATTTCCGTAGATTCTAGTAAATAACTATTATCAAAAATATAAACAGTTTCAAATATAACTTTAAATTTATTAAGGTTTTCTTTTGATTCAATCAATCTTGTTATTCTCAGATTTTCATCAATATCTCTATTGGATAATCTCTCTTTTGATATACTATTAGATACATCAACATAAATCATAAATGTATTATAATTTAAGTTTTCAAATAGTTTTTGAGCTTCTTTTATCTTATCAAAAGAATATGCATTTGCGGTCACAACAACATTTTCTTCGAATAATTTTATATTCTTTATTTGTTCTATGTTATACTCTTTAACATTGCGGTTAACTAATGATTCTTTGATAATTATATCTTTGCCGGAACCTGGTCCACCAACTAGGAATATTACATTTTTCATATACTTAGTATCTGTTTTACTTTATAAAATAAACTTTCTGAAACTGGTTTAGATCTTTTTTTAATAGTTTTCATCAATTCTTGAGCATCTTCATCAGAATAATCTGGATGTAAAAGTTTTTTAAATTCTGCAACGTGAGAAGGGTTATTATGATCTAATTTCTTTGCAGCGTTTCTCATAACTGAACCAGAAACTGTTCCTCTTTCGTTTGGAACAAAATTAGTTGATTCATAATCCATTCTCAAATCTCCACCTCTTGTTGATCCATCTGGATTAGTAGACTGTGGAAATCTTGTTTTATTGTATTTATCAACCAGCGATTTATATCCTTCCAACGATCCACCAGCAGAAGATTTATTTTTTATACCTTCTTCTCCAGAGCCAGCTATGACAGTTAAATGAACTTTTCTTCCTGGTTTTTTCAAACTATGCCAAGTGTGTACTAATGCTTTTTGTGGGTTAGATGTATGTCTTTCATTTCCAGGAATAAAAGAATCAGCTTTCTCTGGGTATAGTTTTTTTAGTTGAGCAACTTTCTCATCTACAGTTAAAGGATCTTTATCTGTGGTTTGCTCTTTTGATGATGGACCCATCACATATACTCTATGTGAATCCGCTGGAGTATTAAAAATTTTTGATAAAAGTTTATGATGTTCTACAGTTGGTCCAGTAAATCTACCCGCACCAAAAACAACGTGATGATGCTCATCTTCTGATTCTTTTACTATTGAAGTTGGGTTATTTTCGGTTTCTGTAGAAGGGATAGTAGTCGATTTTTTTGACATTTTAAATTTCTTTGGATTATTTTCATCATAATATTCAGCTTTTTGTTGATCAGTTTTTTGTTGTCTGGCCAGAGCTTCACCGGGGAAATGTCTGGCCATAAAATCGTAAGCATTTTGTTTTACTTTTTTATCAGTATCCCTATCAACACTTGTTTCTTGTGCAGTTGGATGCCAAAGTTTATTTACAAAAGCATCGAACACTTTTCCGTGGTGTTCCTGTGGAATATGTTTTTTGATATGATCAACTAGTCCACCAGTATGATGAATATCAGCAATATCTTGTTCGCTTGCGTCTCTATTAAATAAAGTCTTATAAATTGTTGGAAGATCTTTAGTATACTCTGACTCGCTTGGAGATTTTTCTCTTACAACATCTTTACCATTTTCTTCTCCAACTTTTTCCCATTTTTGTCTTAAACCTTTATCAACGGAAAAAGTGTTTGGGTTGTAATTACCTTCTTCCCTAGTTTCGGCTCTTGCTTTACCTCTACCAGTCATTTTGGAAATTAGACCTGGTTTTTGACCAGCAGCAGTAATGCTTTGTAATAGATATTTATGGTGGACGCCTTTTAAACCTTGTTCTAAATCGTTAATATGACTATTATGTGCAAATCTTTCGTATGGTGTCGGTTCTTGTGTTTTTGGATCATATTCAACTGGTTCAAAATCTATTTGATGATGTTGTCCAGTTCCTAAATGTTGCACAACTGCGTGTGTTTGGCTACCACTATTTCTGACGTGGGCCACTTTAAATTGACCGTGCACTTGTCCAGGTTGTAGATATTGATTTAATTTTTCTCTGTGTTCTTGGGGAATTTGTACATCAAAATCTCCCATTGTAGGTTTTGCTTTTGCAAATCTTTCGTGGGATATATTTGGGTCCATATATCCTTCAGCTGAACCGGAAGCAAATCTATTATTTGTTAAAGCGTTGCCAAAAAGATTATGACCGTGTTTTTGTTTAAATCCGGTATCAAGAGAATTAAAAAATTCTTTGAAATGTCCTTGTTGTTCAGCTCTTCTTGATGAATCTATCGAATCTGATACCCTATTTCCTTTTGATGGATCGTTTGGGTCGTGAGGAAATGGTAAATTTCCACCCTCAGCTAAAAATTTTTTAAACCTTAACATTTCCTTCTTCCTTTTGTTTTGCTTTAAATTCTTTAAATTGTGGAGATTGAATCTTAAATCTCCCGGTATCAGTATGGAAAACGTCCCCTTCAGATTCTCCAGCAACTTCCCAAGGTCTTGGTTTTATATTTGCAGTATGGTTTGCTAATTTCTTTTCTAAGGAAGATTTTATTCTAGCAAGTTTCTCTTCTTCTTGGGATCTATAATCTTTGTGTTCAGCTTTTCTTGATTTTAATACATCCGGATTTATTGTAGAATACAATTTACTCTCATCCGACGCATCAATATTAAAATCCGAATTTTCTGATCTATCGTGATCAAAGGTAACGTGTTTATCACCAAGAGTCGCTATATGATTTGGATCGTGGCAAGAATTTTCTGGTAATTTGTGATGCATAATAAACATACCAGAATGTCCCATTGCCGCAGGATTATATGAAGTATTTACAAACTTTATGCCTTTATCTGTTTGTTGCCCTAATCCTCGAAGAAAAAACTCTCCTTTAACAGAAGCAGGTTGCCCAGCTTCGTGTTTACTTTTTAGATAATTAACTAGAGCTTTATTGTTTTGTAATTTATGGTGCATATCATCATATTGGTCTGATATAGAAGTATCTGCATCTTCCCCTCTTTTATTTCTTGTATATGCAGAATATTCTCCAGGATTTCTTATTTTATCAGATCTTGCTGATCTTGTGTAAAATCCGTTTTCGTCGTAACCAACCTCGCCAGCAGCCCCATCGGTTTTCCTTGTCGAAGAACCTGATAATGTTCCTGTTTTTAACAATTCTCCCAAACTAGAATGATCTAATTTTGAAAGATGTTCTAATCCTTGTCGAAGTTTTTGTTCGGAAATAAAATTCTTAAATGATAGCATAAATTAAATAAACTAATTATTAATTAGCTATTTATAATTTTTATATTTGTCAATACAATATTGACGTTCTTTTGCGTCTAATTCTCTATATTTTGAATCCAGAAAAGCAGAATCTTGATGTTCTCTGAATGCCACAAGAGTATCTTGAATAATTATTGGATCGCCGTAATGATAATAAGAACGATAAAAATATTCCCCATCAACTAACCATAGAAGATTTTCGTCCATTTTCAAGACACATTCTTTTCTAACTGCATAAGTAGACGGATTTCCTGTAGTATTATCACCATTAACATACCTATTCTCAAACCAAGGTATTCTCGTATCATAAAAATTGGTTTTATTTTGATCGCAATGCGTAAAACCACAAATCAACCACTTACCGTTATTTTTATAAAAAGCATCTGATATTTTTTGTAAAGCATAAACATCAACAAAAAAATCATCCATATAAAGCAATTTTATGATTTCTCCAGTTGCTAATTTTATTGCGTTGTTGACATTATTAGCAGCATTTTTAATTGAACTTTTATTTGTATAATATTTAATATCTAATACTGAAGAAAATACGTCGCAAACATTTTTTAATTTAGAGTTTGAGTCTTGGTCAGAAACAATAACATCAAAATCTCTAAATGTTTGATGCATAAGATTTGCGAAATATTCAACAAGAAATTTTTCGCTATTCCCGTTCTTCATTTCATAAACAGGAACACAAATAGAAATTCTAGGCATTATTATTTTCCATTAAATTAATATAATAATTCATTTTTTCTCTGAGATCTTTACAATTAGGTAACATATTTCTATACATATTCAATAATGATTCCAAAGTCAATCCAGACCCATTATTTGTATGTTCCCCACCAAGCCCTTTGGATTTATCGCTATCAGGAATTTTATTTTGTATTTGGAGTTTTCTTTGATAAAATTCTTTAGTCATTGGAGAAAACCCATAATTAAAAATAACAAAATCTTTAGTATTATTTGCGTTCCTAAAGTGTCTTCCGGGACTATACCAAATTCTGTTATTATGTAATACTCTAGATCCTCTCGAGAATTTTGTATCAGGGATATCTAATCCAAAAAATAATTGTTCATATAATGGTTTAGTTTTATCAATAAAATTTCTTGTTTCTAAATCATCAATAAAATAAAAACAAGGAATATAAATCTCAGAAGATGTTGAAGTATCTAAAGTTTTATAATCTCCAATTAAAAATTCAGTAGTGTTCAAAGCAATTTTCCAACCAGAAATATTTGCTTCTATATCCATAACTTCTTCATCGACTTCGACAGCTGAAAAAGAAGAATTTCTAGAATCAATTACTTTCCAATCTGGGCAGTATGATTTAATAATATTTACCGAATTATCAGTAGATCCGTAATTTATCATAATACCATCATCAAAATATTTTCGATGATGTACTAACCACCAAGGAAGTAAGTATTCTTCGTTATAAAAATGAGAAATTATTGTTTTCATTCAATATCAATAGAAGGGAAGTATCTGACAAAAATTACATTTTTGATTCTTTCAGAAACATTTCTTTTTATTTCGTCAAAGAAATTCCAGGCTAATGGTATAATTACTACAGTTTCTTTTTCATCCAATAAAGCATCTGGAGACTTTATTGGAATATTTCTTCCTGGAGTATATAAACCTTGTTTTAAAGGATTATCATCAACAATATAATCCAGATCTATTTCTCCGAAATTTAGAAGAGTATTCCCTTTTGCTGCTGCTCCGTATCCAATAATTTTGTATCCTTGAGCAATAAATGATTGGATGGTATCTTTTAAATCATCAACAACTCTATAACAATTATTTGAATATTGTTTCATAATCGAAGAGTTTAGTTCATTTTCTATAAATAAGAGTTTATCGGATTTATCATCTTCAGTTTTAGAAATAACAAAAACGAAACTTGTTCCGTGAACGCTGGTTCTTTCAATATTTACCACATTTAATCCGCAACGTTTAGCTAAAGTGCAAAACGATTTGGGGCTAAAGAATGAAATATGTTCGTGATAAATTGTATCGAATTCATTATTCGCTACCATATTTGCCTGGGAAGTTTGGATATACATATATCCGGTATCGCTTAAAACTTCTTTACAAGCTAATAGAAATTGTTCGGGATAATCATTGTGAGCAAAAACATTTTGCGCAACAATAGCATCAAATTTTACTCCAAACGATTTTACATTTTCTTCCGACAAATAATCACAAATAACATTATGTTCTTTTGAGCTTATCTCGTATAAATTTTCAGCTGGATCAACACCAAAAGTATTATATCCTAACTTTTTGAATGAATTAAGTTGTGATCCGTCATTACAAGCAATATCAAGAACATTTTTCGTTTGATTCTTATTGTCTTTATCAACGAATTCAGCAAACCAATCAAAATAATCTCTCAAAGTTTTACTTGTTCCTGAAACATACAAATAATTCTTAAAAAGATAATCAGGATGTACAGCGTGGCTTAATTGAAGGTGAGTACAATCTTTACAAAAATTAAGTCTCAAAGGAAAAAATGTTTCTACTTCACCAATTTCTTTTACATATGAATTAGCAAGAGGTTGTTTATTTAAGTCTATAACAAATTCAAGATTTTCTCCTCCGCAACAAACACAATTTTTTAATTCTTTTATAATTTCGCTTGTTTTATATAACATTTATATAATCTCTCAAATAATTAATCACTTCATTTTTTGAATTCTGATTCCATCTTCTATGCGAACCAGCAACATAATGAACACCCATCATTTCTCCGTTTTCATTTTTGAAGTAACAGTTTCCATAACCAATAGAATCTGATTTCCAACTTAATGTTTTAATTTTATTCTCAAATATATATTTCCTAATTCTCCAACCAACTTCAATATAAGAAGTTGATCTGTCTATTTCCCAAGGAGCTATTGCCCAAGAATTAGATTTTGCTATTATAGAATCATAATATCCACAAAAACAACAAGGAATATCTTTGAACTTTTCTGGAAAAGCGTTTACAACAGGAATAGTTGCATCACCATCGTGCCATTCAGCCCCAACAGCAACATATCCTTCTTTAAATTTTTCAATTACATAATTATGTATATTTTTATTCAAAATAAAGAAATCTGAATCTAAGATACAAACTATTTTAGATTTTGTAAAAGTTAGACCATAATCTATAGCAAATCCGTGAGAAATTCCATCAAATTCATTAACACTATTTCTATAAACTATTACTTCGTTATTCTCTGCTTCTATTGGTTTCTTTTCAGAATCAGGCGTATTATCAACTATAATAAATCTATACTGTTCTGAAGAAAATAAAGATTTAAGTATTGATCTCTGTATATCCAATAATTCGTAATTCTTAAATATAACTGTTAAATAATCTATCATCATTTCTGGGTAAAAAATTATCAATTGAGTCTAAAGTTTCAAAATCAGAAGCTATGTCTTTTATCGTTTCTTTGAATTGAAAATTATAAGTCATAGAAAATAAAGAAGTATCCAACATAAAATCATAAACATCAGAATAATTATCATCACCTTGATCAATAATCGGAACATTCCAAATTTCAGAAACAGTTTGTGCAATTTCTTTTACTGTCGAATTAAACGAAGAAATATTATATTGACCACTAACTATACGACTATTAATCAATTTGTCAATAGAATTTACTAGATCTTTGGTGGATAAAATTGGCCTATGTATATTTGAATTCTTAATTAGAATCTTATTCTGCGTCTTTGCTGAATAATACATAGAATTTATCATTAAATCAGATCTAATATTCTTAGAAACTCCATTTATTGTACCAAATCGTAATCCAACAATTTTTTTATTTTGATGTATAAAATTATTAGCTATAATATCGTTGGTAATTTTTGTTAAATCGTAGTTGTTTATTGGATAAAGATTTAATTGATCTTCAGTAGAAAGACCAGGATTCCTACCATAAACTGATGCTGAACTAGCATATATTAATGTTTGATGTTCTTTTAATTTTGAACAAAGTTCATAAAAATATGATACGTTATTTAACCAAGCATTTTCTTTGTTATAATCAGCCATTTTAACTGACGAATGGGCAGCCAATAGTACAATATGCGAATAATTATCAGTATAAAAATTATTATAATTTGTTTTTATAGAAAATCCTAAATCTTCCCCAAATAAACATAAATCTACTGAATCAACATCATAATTTTTAGTTTTGAAATGGTTATACAGAGTTGAACCCGCATAACCATTTCCACCAATTAATAGAATTTTCATTGAAAATTATTCAGAGCATTAACAATATGAGCCAAATCTTGATCAGTTAACCACCAACCATTTGGAATACAAACTTGCGTTTTATCAAATTCTGTAACTCCAGGAAGGTCGCCTTCTTGGAATTGTTCTGTACAACTATACTTATCATTTCTAAAATGCACAGGACTTGAAGAAATATACCTTTCGTTTAGATATTCAATAAATTCTTGTTTTCTGCCATTCAATACGTGCATACTGAACAACCAATAAGAACAAGTATCGTCCCAATCCGGTAGAATTAAATTTGGGTTATTTACGTTGTCGATAATATATTTCGAATTTTTTCTTTGTTGATATACTGATTTTCTTGCTTCTGGTAAATTAGAAATACCAATAGTTGCGGCAATATCGTTCATATGATATTTAAACCCAGCAGATTCAATATTCTGAGTACAACGGAACGATTGACCCTTTGTTCTATCTAACCCATACCAACGAAGAATTCTAGCAGCTTCTTCTTTTTCTTTTGGGCAAATAAGAATTCCTCCATCACCAGTAGTGAGGAATTTTATTGCTTGGAAGCTGTAGCATATATAATCCCCTCGTTCAATACCAGAAACATCAAATACGTCCCAAGTGTGAGCAGCATCTTCAACAATAGGAATACCGAAAGACTTCATTGTAGCATAATCGCACAATTTACCCGCCCAATTAACACAAATAATTGCTTTTGTTTTTTCTGTAATCAGAGATTTAACAGAATCAGTATCAATCAATCCTGTTAAAGGATCAATATCAGCCCAACGAATTTTTGCGTGTCTATGAATTGCTCCAACTTGGCTTGCAAAACAAGTTTGTGGGGTAGAAATAACTTCATCACCAGGACCAACACCAATCAATTCCAACGCTAAGTCAATAGCAGATGTACAAGAATTAACAGTGACAGGTCTAGTTGCGGTTTCTAATTCAATTTGAAGCAAATCTTCAAATTCTTCAACCTTTTCGCCTTGTCCTATAAATCCAGAATGTAAAACTTCTGAAACATATTTGTCAACAGAATTAGAAACTCTAACTTTAAATAACGGAATCATAATGATACTCCATAGTAATTACTTTACCATCGTCTTTAACAACTCTAAAACCAAGTTTATTGTATATAAAAAACGCTCTGGTATTATTTTTTAACACTTCCAATTTAATCGGCATTTCTTTATCAAGATTTTTAATTAAATAGTCAAACAAAATTTTACCGTACCCTTTACCTCTACAAGATTCCACTAACCCACCAGAAACTAATGAAAATCCAGCTTCTTCTCGAATTAACCCATAACCAACTGGCGAAGAGACAACCCCAAATTCAACCAAATACAGTAAATAAATTTTAACGTTTGGATCGAGATTTTCAAACCATCTCTTTTGTTGATCTTCCGAAATATAAGAACAATCTCTTGTCATAAAATCTTTACATTGATTCCTAATATTCCTGAGAATCATAGCTTCTTCAAGAGTTTCAATTTTTTTCAACACAACAAAATCAGACATAATTAATTCCTCAAAAATATTTTTTCAAATTTTTGCATAACATTCATTGGAGAATATTCTTTAACAATACATTGATAACAATTTTTATAAATTCCATATTTCAATTTAAAAATCTTATCCAACAATTCATATTGATTATTATATATTAGATCGTATTTTTTCAATAATTCAACGTTATTTTTATCCCTACCGCCACCAAAACTTATTACTGGTTTATTATGAAATAAAAATTCACAAATTGATAATCCGAACGATTCACCATCAGATCTTGCGTGTATCATTGCATCACAAGAAGAAATAAAATCAGTTTTTTCTTGCGGATCAATAATTGATCCCAAAAACAAAATTCTAGGGTGTTGATAATTTATAAAATTTCTAGTATTGACAAATACAAAAGTGATATTCGGATCATTTTCCGCAACAAACAATACCATTTGTTTGGCGAATTCAATGTCAAACTGATCAAACCCGCCATATCTACCAATCACAAATTGGTCTTTATTGATTTTTAATTTTTCTCTATAATCGGTGGTTGTACTTTTTGGTAAATCTACAATATGGGGAACATAATTTGTTTGATTCCCAGAAGCAGCTTCACTCAACCATCTTGAAACATAAGAATACTTATATCCGTGCGGTTGATTATAATTAAAAACACAATGTATCAAAGATTTTGTACTTTTCGATTGTATCCCATCATTAAATCCTGCTTTTAAAAAATATGCATAATCGCACTTATTTGATTGCAATTTCGATTCAAAATCGTTTATATCTGAATATTCAATTACATCAAATAAAGATTTATATCTATTAAGGACTTCCATTCTATGGATATAATTTTCATCCTGTTCGGAATATTTTATTGATTTATCTAAAAAAATAAATGACTTATTATTTAATAATTTCTCATTATAGAAAGCATAATCTTTAACAGCAGTTGTCGTGCCCCTAAAAGAAAGATTATCAATGTGAAATGCTATTCTCATATTAATATTCCGTACAACTAATCATCCCTTCGGTTGTAAAAGTTCCATCAATAATCTGTTTACAACGTTCAGCAAATAATTTATTATTCTCGCCATACCTACCTTGAAACAGGTTATAAATTCCTCCAGGGTAATATGTTCCAATACCAAAATAACCATAATTATTTAAACGCCACTTTCCTTCGGATGGTTCCCTATCATAACATAACGGATAAATTGATCTGTACGTTTTACCCATTTCATCCGCAACGTGACTAATTTCCTGAGAAACGTCAGACCTGTGATTTTCCAAAAACGAAGGGGATCCTAGATATTTGTAACATTCTTTTGTGATAAAATAAAATGTACAAGCAGCAGAAACGTGAATTGCCGGTTTAATATGATTACTTGATTGAGCTAATCCAATAAAAGAGTTATTGTCAACTGACCATTTAATACAACGTTCAACAATTTCTTTATTAGTTGGAACGCAATCAATATCCATAAAACCAATAATATCACAATCAGATTGTCGCATTACTTCATTACAAAAATGACCGTGACGCATTCCGTCTAAATTATGATATTGAACAGGAATCCCAAGATGTTCAGTTACTGATTTATGCAGTTCAGCTAAATCTGATGTATTATTCCAATACAAAGAATGAATAGAAACTTTCATGACATTGAACACCACTTATTTAATCTGTGTAAAACCATATCGCTTGTATGTCCATCCCATTCAGGAGCAACATCTAACGTTTTAATATTTGACAAAATATCCCAAAATTTGTCTACGATGTGATAAGTAATATCACCCGTTGGCAATTTCATACCAGCAATAAAATATCCTTCATATTCAGTATTGTCAAAATGTTTTTTTGACTTCCAAGAAATATGTGGATACGATTTCATCAATGAAATAAACAATACCATTCTATGAGAATATAATTCTGCAAAAGTATGATAGCCGTCGCTAATTTTCGATGGGTCTTCTACTTCAATTGTAATTTTAGGCATTTTTTCTCCAAGGAAAAGATTTTGACATTTTTGCAACTTGTTCATTGCCTCTTAAAAAGAACTCTGAACTCACCGATCCTTCGTTTCCACCAAGTCTATAATTTAATGTGTATTGTCCAGAACAATCATATTTTTGAAAATGTTGAGAAAGAGCTTGATAAAATATTCTATCTTGACCCCATTTTCCGTGGAACACTTGACTAATTTTAATTGCTATATCAGTTCGTAAACAATAGCAGTTTGTATCAATATGATTATAATTAGTTAATGGTCGCCATTTTCCGAGACTTTCGCATTCATCATTACAAATATATACACCGTCTTTATCCACTATTTTTCTCAAACTATATGACCAATAACAATCATTTTCTTCAATCACTTTCACCAAAGAATTAACGTGATTATTATCAATCCAACAATCTTGGTCTAGATATAAAACGTAATCCGAATTAACAAGATGAGTTGTAGCTGCATATATTCTATGTCCATAGAAACCATCTGCCCCAACGTTTTCCGGAACAATCATAGTAACTATATTTTTATTTGGACGTTCTATTTTTGAAACGATATTTTCTACTTTTTCTTTATATTGATTTCCATCAACAACAACATATGCTTGTACGTTCTCATATTCTTGGTTAAGAACCGATTCAATAGTTTGTTGTAAAGTGTCGGAGCCAGTTGTTGGTATAATTACAGTTGCTTTTTTCACAGGATCATCACTCCAAAATTCTCAACAATATTTTCTTCATAATCTAAAGTATATATTACACTTTTTATACCATATTCTTGAATACATCGCATACAACCAGAACAAGGTTTCGCTAAACCAGAAACAAACCCGTCTTTCTCTGTACCATTATATTTAACTCTTACAACATACAATACAGACTTTTTAAATTTATCAAAATTTAATTTTTTATCAGCGTTGTAAATTGCAAGAGTTTCTGCGTGCCAATAAACGCATTGATCATTTTTTCCGTATCTATATTGGTACGGATGCGTCTTCATTTGATTCGTTCCATATGAAACGATTTTGTTCCTATGAACCAAGGCGGAGGCAACCCAAACTTTTGGATGACCTGCGCTCAAAGCCAGCGTCTTCAGATTTTTTATCAAGGTAGTATCAATATTCATATAAAAATTATACTACCAAAAGACAAAAAAGTCAAACGTAATTTATATAAGTGGTAAGAATATACTTAGGACCTGATTTTGGCTTTTTACCTTGATGAGGATGAGTCCAAAGAGGAGGAAACATCAAAAGATTTCCTCGTTTCGGTTTAATTACCCATTCCCCTTTTAATCCAAAAGTCGTTTCTCCCCCTTCTTCCACATCATTAAGATAAAACAAATATGATATCATTCTCTTTGAAGATTCCGCAGTATCAGCATCAACGTGAAAATTAAATTCATCGCGATTATTTGGATAATATTTTTTTATTCTAATTTCTTCTAAACCATACTTTTGAGGAAATTGTTTCTCGTGTATTTTAAAATCTCTCCTATAATGCCCAAGATATTCTCCACAAACTTCGAGTAAATATTTTGTTACAATTTCCCAATTTTTACTTTGATTTAAATTAATTTCCGTAAATTTTACATATTCGTCAATATTCCTAATAACTTGTTCTTCATTATATGTTTCAAACATATAAATTAATTTTTTACAAATATCTTCTGATAAAGCATTACCATATATTTTTGAATAAGGAAACATTATACTTTAAACCCCTCAAATGATTTCTTAGTTGGCCTTTGAATGTTATCTACATAATCCTCTTGCCCAGAATTAATCAAGTCATCTTGAGCTGACATTTCTACGTCATATAAACGCATTTTTAACGTATCAACCCCAATAATAAACTTGTTATCTCTATTGAGATCTCTATATCTATTTTTAATTTGTTTAATCAAAATCTGATTTAAATTTCTCATTTCTTCAGTATTAATAATACCAAACATAGAATCGCAAGTTGCGTTTAGTGCAAAACTTTCGCTTACTGAAGCCATATCCAAATCACTATTGTTAACACCACCCTTATTAGTTTGTGTGGCTGTTATGATTGGTATATTAAATTCTTGAGATACTCCTCGTATTTCTTCAGAAATACTTTTAATCAAATAATAACTATTAACGGAACCGTTGGACTTTATCCTACTTGAAGAACAAATATTCAAATAGTCTATAACAACAACCTCAGGAACAAAATTAACTTTTAAATTTAATTCATTAATTAACGCTCTAAAATGATTCGCACTACCAACTCCAGTAGGATATTCTTTAATAATCAATTTTCCAGAACACTTTTCTTTTAGTTTACCAACCTTCTTTTCAAAAGTTGATCTATCTAGGCGCATAAGATCTTCAATAGAAACATTCAACAGATTAGCATCAATTCTTTTTGCAATTTCTTCTTCCGCCATTTCAAGAGTAATATACAGTACATTTTTACCTTGTAATAAATATGCGGCAGTCAAGTGACACATCAACAACGTTTTACCAGAATGAGGTGGGGCAAGAAATACGTTTAATGTTTTCTTTGAAAACCCTCCATTTGTAACTTTGTTGAAAAATTGTAAATCAAAAGGAATTTTCTCTTCTTTTCTATGATAATATTCATATCGATCAGTATAATTTTCAAGAAAATCGTGTCCAACATTTGTATCAAAACCAACCGATAAAGCATCTGATAAAATTTGCGGAATCGCTCCTTTATCTTTTGTTTTATTTTTGCCATCGGCAATAGAAATTGATTCTAACAACCCATTATAAATTGCTTGATTTTTACAAAATTCTTCAGATTGATCTATCAACCAATCCAATTTACAAGTTTCGTCTTTGGTTGAATGTATATCATTAATAATTTCAAGAGTAGATTTATATTCTTCTTCAGAAATAGTTTTATTATTTAACTGTATTACTAGACTTTCATATGTTGGATTTGTATTATACTTATCAATAAATTCTTGTATCTCAGTAAAAACAATTCGTTCATTTCTATCAGTAAAATATTCATCTTTTAAAAATGGGAGAACTTTTCTAGTATACTCTTCATCATAAATTAAATGCTTTAAAATAGCAGTTTCAATTCGCATAAATTCTCTCCTTATTCAGTAACCACCTCGCTGTCTTTTTCCATATTCATATTTTTCACCATAATGGTACTTAGAATATCTCCAATGTGATTTTTAAAACCAATATTAGACTCTATATCTTCAATTCCGTTTGGGTCAACAACATTATATTCAAAAGCCAAATATGCTTGATCATTATCCCTATCTTCTTCAACCGAAACTTTTCCATAATTATATACTACACCAAAATATTCTCCACTATTAATTCTGATATCAACAGAATTATTGTCATCTTCTGGTATAACAAATACGTAATCAACTCCTTCTTTATATTCACTCATCATCCACCTCAATATTTTCTACTTTATCAAATTCTTTTGCCACATCTTCATCGATCATAATAGAACCAGAAGAAATTGCATATCTATTATATACAGCATCCTTAAATGCTTGAGAATTTAAAATAGGATCCCAAAATTCTTTATTACTGGTATCTTTTATTCTGTATTTCTTTTCCTCAACTTCTCCTGTTTCAGTATTTACTCTAGCATACCACCCCATTGATGGTTTGGTAACAAATCCCAATTCCAAAGCAATATCAATCAAACCGGAATATTTACTAACACCGTTATCAAAAGAAATGTTAATTGGAATCTTTGATTTTTCTCTAACAAATCTTGATTTTTCAACATTAATAATAAAGTTGTATCCGCTTAACTCGGTCCCTTCCTTTTCTTGTTGTCTACCAAGAATATAGATATTATCTGCAGCATAAACAGAACCAGTACCACCACCAACAACATCTTTGGCATACAATTCCATAGTTTTATATGTATGATTAATAACAACCATAGGAATATCTTTGATAGCCAAATGAGGAGTAATCATACGAAATAGTGATTTAAGATTTTTTGCTCTACTCATATCTACGGTAGATTTAGAATCTAAAGCATCCTCAACTTCCTTCTTTGATGCAAGATTACCAATAGAATCAATTAAAATAATAATCTTATCAGATCTTTCGATTTGATTTAGTTGTTGCATAACATCAAACTTTAATTGTTCAACATCAGTAATTGGTGTATGAATAACACGATTCAAATCAATATCGAAAGACTTAAAATATGATTGCGGAGAACCAAATTCGGAATCATAAAATAATAAAACTGATTCGGGATACTTATCCATAAATGCTTTTGCCATCATAAGGGAAAAGCCAGTTTTGAACATTTTGCTAACGCCTGCCCACATAGTCAAACCGGAACTAAATCCCCCATCAATTTTTCCAGACAAAGCAATATTTAAAACTGGAATCTTAGTCGTAATCAAATCTCTGTCAGTAAAAAATTTTGAATTTGATAATACTGACGTTTCTTTAATTGTGCTGTTCTTTTTAATCTTTTCCAATAAACTCATAATATATTTCCTCAATGAATAACTTTCTTTTCTTGTTCCTGTTCAACAAATCCATAACTTTCCAAATTGATTCCATCCAAATCAATTTCCTCGTCATTTAAATCAAATTCTTCAATTACTTCATTTTCCTCACCAAATACCATTACTTTAGAACCAATTTCTTCAAAAAGAGTTGCAGCAATTTCAGCAACTATTACTGCACACTTTTTAGAATCGTCCATAACAACATCCGTAAAAAGTGTAATTGTTTTTTCTTCGTACTTATCGTCCGAAACGCCATCATCCAACCAAATCAACAACGCTCCATAGTAAAAGAATTCTCCATTAATTACTTTTTGGAAAACATTAACTATTGCTTTTTTCACTCCAAACATAGACCAATTTGGAATAGTTACATCTAACGTTCTTTTTGTCATCATTTTTTCCTATTATTTAAAAGAAATCTTCAATAGAATTTCGCTTTTCTAGTTCCCAACCAATAACTTCTGTTAACGATTTCAACGGTTCCAAAAAAGCCTTTGACCACATTAAATCATAATCTACAAATCTATTTAAGTCAAGTTCTTTTGGCAATTTTTCTGGAAAACTCAACACATTCTCTTTGGTAGGATTTGGCATTTTCAAATAACAAAATTTGATTTTATCGCCTTCTTTAATTAATTCGTAATTATAATCTAATTTTCTTTCGGTTAAAATATTATTGAAAATAATTGAACCTCTAACGTGAATCGGAGTTCCCTTTTTATATAGCATAACAGAATCTATATATTTACTTAATCCATTCACTCCTCTAGGAAAAGCAATCTCTTCGATTGATGAGCTATAAAAGACCTTTTTAAAATCATTAACACATTTAATCAATTCTTCTTTTTCCTCATCAAGAATCAATTTAATACACTGTTTAAGACTAGTCCTTACCAAGTAAGGACTAGAAGACTTTACAATTTCTAGTCCAGTAACTTTAATCTTGGGTTCAGAATAAACGACTCCTTCGTTTGAATAAACATTCAAAGCATACCTTTTCTTAGCAACAAAAACTCCAGAAGAACAAATTTTCTCAAGTTTATAAGAAATGGCGTCTTTGTATGAGTTAACATATTCTTTTAATTGTAGACAAAATTCGTCAACTTTTGGTTGAATTTTTTTCTCAACCATTTTTAACAGAAAATTAATCTTTTGTTCTCTTGTATATTCCGGAGGACAAACTGTTTCCACAATCTTTTCCATTGTGACACCAACAGAGTCAGTATCCATAAAAATGACAAAATCATCATTGGTCTTAAGTATACCGTTGAAATATTCATTGATATGATTTGCTGTCCAACGATTCGCAAATTGACCCTCAAGAGTAATTGCCTCTGCCATTTTTAATTCAAAGAATCTAAAATATCTGGAACCAAGACAACCATAAAGAGAATTTAGGCACAACTTTTTTGAGCTTTGCAGATTATCAAATTTTGATATTTTGTAACTTAACTCGTTTAATTTATTTTTTATAGAAGGATCTTTTGTTTTCTTGTATTCGCCAGTCAATAACTCATATTCTTTTTCTGCATTTAACTTTTCTGCTTTATAATATTTACGTTCTTTGAACATCTTTTCAACCATTTCTGGAAGAAATCCTTTTTTATCAGTTCTAAAGAACTGTCCGTTTGGAGTTATTGTTACATCATTCTCTTTTAGTTTCGATAAATCAATTTTTTCGTTTAGAAGGTTTTCGACGTTAATTCCACTAGACAAAATATCAACCATATCTTTGGTATATTCTTCAGGGGAAACCATTGTTTCCGGAGAGATATTTTTAGCCATAATAATCGAAGGATATAGACTGGTGGCATCCAAAGTAGCGATCCATTTATGATATCCAACTAAAGGAGGTTTAACGTATGCCCCTTCATACGAAGAATCTTCTCCAATCTTTATCTGCGGAATATGTATATTCTTTTTCTTCAAGAAGTCATATACTAAACTGTCCCACATTTTAGTCTGTTGAAATATATCTTCATAATTCGTTTTTGAATCATAAGCCAAGGTTAATGCCAATTCAAACAACTTACACTTATGATCCAATTTCTCGATCAAATTAACGTCTTGAATATTATATTCAAAAAACTTTTGTTTATCGCTCGTGTATAGCTTGTGAAGCGAACCTTCATATTCCACTTTCTTTTCGCCAATTTCATTTTCAGCAATATTATCAAGTTTGTACGATTCTTGCGAATTTCCTCCAGGTTGATATTTTTTAAATAGATCAAGATAATCCAGAGACGATACTCCAATGATCTTAAAACTAAGATCTTCTTCGTATCTATTAAACCTAGAATTAAATTTCTTAGATTTCTTTTCTTGAATTATTCCCCAAGGAGACAATTTTTTGGTTTCTCTATCGGAGACAATCTTATTAAACCTACCAACCAAATATGGAATATCGAAACCTTCTGTATTCCATCCAGACACAATATCTGGATAATCGTTTGACCAAACATCAATAAACCTTTTACACAAGTCATACTCATCGCGACATTTAACAAGTATTACATTGTCAGCAGGAATATAATCTTGACAATCATAAGCAAACATATAAAACTTGTCTTCACCAAAAAATTTCAGAGCAATAGAAATGATTGGTTGAAAAGGATCTTCAGTCGAGGCAAATCCTCCATTATCTGGATCGGAATTTACCTCGATGTCTATAATTGCAATTCTTAATTTAGAAAATTCCCAATCAACTTCATTTGGGAATAGATCAGAAATTAAGCAATATTCAAATTTTGTATTGCCATATATTTTAAAATTTTCAACATCAGAATATTTGCTAAGAAATTCCTTAGATTCAGCAATAGTTTTAAATTTGATTTTAGTTAGTTGTTCTCCATAAATAGTTTTGTATTTACTTTCTTCATTTGTTGGAACAAATAAACTTGGAGCATAAGGAATTTTCGCTCTTACTTTTTTCCCATTTTTAAACCCAGTGTACAAAATGGAATTTCCAAATTGTTTGGAATTTATATAAAAATTGCTCATATTAAAGAATCAAGGATTGTGTGGGGGCAATAATATTACTAAACAAAGTGTTATATTGTGTAACAAATTCTTCCGCAGGTTCGCAAACAAATACAATCTTATCAGATTCTAAACTAATAATTTTATCGTTTGACACCAAAGGAAAAGGAATAAATCCAAAATTAGGTTGACCAGAACTTCTACTTGGAACCATAGAAACTTGCACAGGGTTTTCCAATTTAACAGTTGTACCGGACAACGAATATTCAGCAATCACATCTTCGCCAGTAACTAACTTCACGCACTTAATATTACTCATCATTTTCTCCTTCATCATTTACAACTCTAATTTGTGGCGAATTAAATTTCGTAGGAATAATTATGACCTTATTACCCAAAGAAATCAACTTTTCTTTAATATAACTTAAATACTTTTCAACTTTATTTTCTTCTAAATTAGTTGTATCAACATATACAGCCAATTTATCATTTTCTTCCATTCGTAAAATTTCTACTCCAATACCACTATATGTAACAAAAACTTTATTTCCTTGATCTTCAATATATCGAATAAATTCATCATCACGAATATTGGACAATTTTTCTACAGCTTCTTCTTCTGTTAGACCATACGTATTTACTTTGATAACTAAACAATCGTCTTCTTTCAAATTTAGTTTTTGAAATTCTACTTCTAAATCTACTTTGCTCATAATTTTACCACCTTTATGCCACAATTTTTTAAAAAATGTATACCAGAATCATCTCTATAATCAAATGAATAATAAACTTCTTTAATTCCGGCACCGTATATCATTCTTGAACAAATGAAACAAGGATTATGTGTGACAAACATAATACCACCTTCTGCAGATTCCGTTGATCTAGACAGTTTCATTATCAAGTTTTCTTCTGCGTGTGAAACTTCAGGTTTAGTTTTTAAGTCGAACCTAATATAGTCATCGCCAATTTTTTCAGAAAAAGGATATTTTTTATATAGTTCTGGATAATCTAAGCTGACTGCATCATCCATACTTACAAATATTTTATCTTCTGCGGTATTATTCCACCCTGAAGGTGTTCCGTTATAACTAAACCCTATAATATTATCATTTTTTACCAATACTGCCCCAACTTTAAGTTTGGTTGCATAAGACAATTCAGCAGTCCTATGCGCAATATCCATAAAATAATTAATAAATTTATCTTTCATATATTATTCAAGTTCAAACGCACTATTCCAATATTCTTTGGTATGACCGCCATTTGAACAATGAATGTAATAATGAAGATCTTCGCAAATGTCATCAATATATTTTCTGGGGGTATTTTCTTTTTGAGAAATTATAGACAAAATATCAGTGGCGATATTAAAAAATTTGATTTTATCTTTTTCAATTTCAAATACATCGCTATAATTTGAGTCATTTGACTCCAACCTTTCGAGAGCAATTTTCCTACCCTCTGCCTTCTTAAATTTGTCGTGATTATTACGAAAAGCCCAAGCAAATTTCACAAAAGTCTTATCACCTTCATCAAATAAATTTGATACAATGGTAATATCGCGATTTTTCCATTCATTTCTTACATACAAGAATTTCACATTACTCATCATTAACCTCACTCGTTAGAATATTTTTTCATATTTGATTTAAGCATATAATGCAACATTTTATCAGACGGAGACTTTTTCACTCCCATAAAAACTTGACCATCAATAATTCTTTCTGGAAAATCTTTTGAAGAATAATACAGATCTGAATTAATGATACTTTTAACTTTAAAAAGAGGTGATCGCTCTTGAAGTTTTTTTACCATAACGCTCTCCAAAAATATAATTATAAATCCAAACGCAAATAAAGTAAAGGGGGAAAACTCCCCCTTTACAATTTTACTTATTTTTCTTGTGTAAGAAGTTTTTTATCATCCATAACGATCGGAATTTTTTTGGGTTTCCTTTCTTCTGGAATAACATTTTCGATTTGAATTTTTAAGATACCATTTACAATATTTGCTGATCTTACAACAGAAATATCGCTTAATGTATAAACGTGTTTAAAATCTCTATTTGCTAGACCGTGATGCAAATATTCGACCTCAATTTCTGGTTTATCAGAAACACCAGAAACAGTCAGTTTATTTTGTGTCGTTTCCACATCAATATCTTCTGGAGCAAATCCAGCAACAGCGATTTGAATCTCATAATTGAGTTCGTCTAGCTTTACGATATTATATGGTGGATATGATGGCGCTTTTGAATTACCAAAAATTCTGTCCATTTCTTCCATTGTGGAAAATAGACGATCAAAACCAACAGTCATTGGTAATATATTTTTGCCGTATGCGTATGACATAGTATTTCTCCTTTATTATAAGCAAGATTAAACAAATATACTTCCCCAATCGGGCAAAGTATTACTGGTTCCGCCGCCAGCATCCCTTTTTCGTATGGATCGGTTACTTGATACGCTTTCTGTTATTTTAGTTCGTTTCCAGTTTCGAACATTACTATTTATATATTTTGATTATATTTTTTCGCTCCAACAGAATATTTATGCGAAATATTCCACTCAGATTTTTCTTTGTGTGTTAGTATTTTAATTTGACTCATATCTACTACATTATTTTCTATTTCTTTATTATCAGAAATTTTTAATAATTCCCAATCTTGTAAAAGCAGAGCAATTGTATTTCTACGAGCAACATCATTTTCACAAATATCAGTCGGTTTACCATCAAGTGCAAATAACTCTTTAAAGTGTAATATTGCATATTGACCTCGTTTATGCAATATATAACAACTTGGGAAAAGCGTTTTTTCCTTCCTAGATGCTATTCCAATTCTAGTCAACGTTTCTCTAACTTTAAGAAAAGAATCATCATCTTCTAATAAGATTTGAACTCCAAATCCTTTAAATAAATTATCATCCATACTAAATAATCTCCATCTTTTTATGACTTAATATTATTTAGTAATTTACGATTTCCCACCTTTATCTAACTTATTTTTTATAAAGATCAAATCTTCTTTGGAAAATAAAGGTAAAACTTGTTTTGCTTTATCCGTTGAATAATTATAATATTCTTTTATTAGTTGAAGATCTGATGATTCAGTATTTTTATACCACTTTTGATATCCTCTATTATACCTCCTTAATGAATGAAAAAGATAATCATATTGCATCTTTTTATCAAGGTGACAATTAATATTCATCTCATTCACATAAAAAATACAATCAATATGTTGCGCCAATGCCTTATTTACTATAAACGGAGTATAATCAGATTCTTCTATTTCATTGTTTATTAGATGTTCGTTTATTTTCAGCAAACTTGGAATGATTTCTTTAAATAAATCTAAACTCATTTACTTAAACTCTGCTTCTACCATAATCTCTGTCATACAGGCAAGCAACTGAATTTCAGGATCAGCAACAAATCCCGTTTGATATTGATACTTGGCAATAATTAAGACAATATGAGGGATAGAATTTGGTTTTAGGAAACTGTACATACCATCATACAACCTCCTATAAACGGTATTATAATCATTATTAAGGTTAAGATTAATCCATTCCCGTACTTTCGCAAAATCTTTGTCTTTCATAAACTTAATCAAGTCTTTAAGATTAATATCTCCTACTTGAGAAAGAATACCAACATCGATTTTTCCGCTTACAGAATAGCGTTGCAGTTCATTTAGAATCTTTCTATTATCAGGATAATATTTTGTAATAAATTCCGCAACAGAAGTTTTATCATATATAACATTTTCAGTATCAAGAATATTACAAATTCTTTTAAAGAATTGTGTAATAAGTTGTTTCTTTTCGTCTTTACCAATAGCAAAATCTATACTAGAACACCTTGATTGTATCGCTTCTGGAAACTTGTTTTTAAAATTCCCAGTAAGAATAAATGTACAATTTTTTGAAAATGATTCAATTCCTGCCCTCAAAGCAGCAAATACTTGTGGTGTAAGAAAATCTGCCTCATCAATAATAATTACCTTTTTTCCTCCAGATAAACTTACTGAAGAAGCATAATTTGTAATTTTAGTTCTAAAAGTATCAATACCATTTTCGCTGGAACCATTCAAAAACAAATAATCACAACCAACTTCATTACAAAGTGCTTTTGCTAGAGAGGTTTTACCACTACCAGCTTGACCAGTAAGAAGTAAGTTTGGGATTTCTTTCTTATTTACATATTCTTGAAAAGTATTTTTTACTGAATCCGACAAAATACATTCGGATACAGTTTTTGGTCTGTATTTTTCACACCACAAGAAATCATCATTAAACATAACAAAAACCTCAAATTATTCAATAATATCATACGTCTTTTCAAAGATTTCCTTATCACAAGGATACTTCTCACCATTAACACCGATCATTAAGTAATCGCCACATTTCCCATTAACAAGACCTTCCATGGTCGTAACGGTAAATCCTTCTGGATTGTTAATTTGAATTGCTTTGATAATGATTGGTTTTTTACGAACGTTTAGAACTTTCGACTCATCTAACAATACATTATCGACGTTAATCATTTTAATTTTCTTGAGATTGTGAAATCACACCTTCATACAACGCTTCAAATTCTTCATTTTCAGCAGTTACTTCAGAAAAGTTTTTTTTATGATATGTTACAGCCATCTTACGAATAAGTTTCTTTGGAATCTTCAACTCATCATAAAGAGTTCCAAGAATATCTTTGATTACTTCCCTTTGTGATTCCATCATCGTCATCACATCAGAAAATTCTCTTAACCCTTTTTTAAGGGTATTTAATTCTTCATCAGTAAACGTACCAAATGCACTAACTACAGTTTTTGCCATTTATATCACCTATTAATATTGACTAGAAGTTTCCAGAGTTACATAATATACAATATCGTCAGTAGTACCAACAAATTTTGCAATCCCCCTAGAACTAATTTCTACATCATAACTCCCAGGAATCATTTTTAGATTTTCAGTTTTAAAGATCAATTTGTAAGATTTACCTTCAGGATTCACATTTTCCAAAATCATATCATTACTATGAGCAGCATCGTTTGAAACATCAAATGTTGTCAAAGAAACGGTTGTACCATCGCTTTGAATTGCTACATTAGGAGAACCTAGCACGCTTGCTGTACGCAAAATCCAAGAAAAATCATCTTGAGTAAAGACGAACTTAACATCAACTTCTTGGATATTTGGGCGCTTATCTGGTGCACCAACAACCATAGAAGAATCTGTATAACGATACCTAATTTTTGATCGACCTCCCATACCAGAAACTAAAACATTCTTTTCATCAAACTCGAGTTCAGCTCCTTCCTTGAAGAGAGAAATTACTGATAGAAAATTAGTTAGATCGTAAATACAGAAATCTCTAGGAATTGTTTCCTCAATAGAAGCATCAGCAAGAATATTCTTTTGAGCAGACACTGTAGAAATCTTATTCCCAGCTTTAAATGCAATACCAGAATTAATGGTTGCAAAATTCTTAAGAATAGATAGAGTTTTTTCACTTAGTTTCATTTTATAAACACCTCAAATTACCAAAAATAAAATTATACCTTATCTTTTTTGGATTGTAAAGAATTACTTTCCAAAGATTCAATTAGCCAATTCAAATAGTCACGCGCCTTATACAAATCATTTAATTCAGTACCCTTATATTCACACCTCGACGTATATTTAATAACATTTCCCAAACAAAACCCTTCATATCGCTCTTTTGACATTTTTTGTTTCATATATTCAATAGGTTGGATTCCACCAACTGTATAATGGGAATTTTGTTTCATTACAACTCTCCAATATATTGAGCAACTGCAGGCAGATTCCCGCTAAACATATATGAACCAATATGAATTAATCTCATCCAAGGACATAGCCACGAATCAATACCAATTTCTCTGCATTTTTGCGTAAAGAAATAATCTTCCGACAAATACCGTTTACTAACCGGATCAATGATACAATCAAAAAATGCACATATTTCCCTTTCTCCACCGAAATTAGCTTGTCCTACGTGATCTGGGCGGTACATATTTTCAGGATAAGATTTTTCAAACTTTTCAAAAACTTCGCGCTTAATTAACATAAAACCTGTACCCAAATCCATAACACGCAAAGGTTCTGTGATACTAAATTTAGAAGTACCTGCAACTGGATTAAATACCATCGAGCCAGTTAATTTTTCAAAATCTGAAGCTGGAATTTCTGGATTCTTTTGTAACGCTTTGTGGAGTTGATTCCATTCAATACTTTTCTTTGGATAAGGTCCGCCAATAATTTCCTTATCGAGAGCTAGTAAAGCAATAACATCGTGTGGATTGAATGCAATATCAGCATCAATAAACAATAGATGAGTACAATCTGATCGATGATAAAATTCATCAACCAAATAATTTCTTGCTCGTTGAATCAAACTTTCATTAAAAATAAACGAAAACTTTATTTCAACACCATACTGCGCCATAACACCTTGTAGGTCTAAACAAGACTTCATAAACATTCCTGTGCACTGACCACCATACATCGGTGTAGCTACAAAAAGTTTTTTAGTTTTCAATTCTTCTGGACTAATTTGTATTTTCATTATTCACCTTCATAATTTTTCACCCTTTTCAAAACCCCTTAAACGCATAAATACTGGAAACCTTAACGAATATCCTCCGTTTTGATTTTGTGTAATTACATCACATTTAACTTCAGCAATTTTACCAATTACACCATATTTATTTGACCAAAACAGTTCTCTTTGTTCATCCGTAAACCCGGAACCAACATTAACTTCAATTTCCTTACCATCTTCAATTCCTCTACAAACAATTGCCCCAAGTTTGCCTACATATTTATCATCCCCTTCAATAAGATCAACAACCTCTAAATCAAAAGTTAATACAGGCTTTAATTTAAGCCAGGACGAAGAACGTTTGCATTCATAAGGAGCCATAGGATCCTTAATCATAACACCTTCTTTTCCGGATTCAATACATTGTTTGTTGAAAATATTAAATTCTAGTTTACCTTGTTCTGTATCCAAATCAACATATTTATTAGTCAATACTTTAATATTATCAAGATCATCTACAAATAAATCTTCTAAATCAGTCGTTCTAATCGTTTGTGGAACATCTGAATATCCAGCTTTAAATTCTTCTAGAGTAAGTAAATCAAAAAGATACAAAACTGAATCATTTGTTTGTACATCTTCTTTTCTGTACAATTGAGTCATTAATGCTTGAAACGACGAAGACATAACTTCGCCATCCAATACAATCGGCTTCTTCAACTTTAGAGCTATATTGGAAAGTTGATTCTTAATTTCGGTAAAGTTAGGTAATTCTTTACCGTTTCTGGAAAATTGATCAACTTTTCCGTCAGGATATAAAATACTTAATACTCTCGTTCCATCAAGTTTTTCCGACAACATTTTTCTGCCTGTCATCTTCTCCGAATAATTTCTAGAATCTTGAGCTAATTGGCAAGAAAAAGTTGGAATCTCAAATTGTTTCTTTTTAGATTTCTTTGAACAATTATTAATCGTCTTTTCATTGACACCACATTTTAAATCTTTTACTAGAATCCTACGATACCAATTATTCCAAGTATGATTAGAAGTTTTGTTACAAATTTCAAGCAGTAAATCTTTAGCTGCATTTCCAGTAACACTTCTTTTGATAAGATCTTCAAGAATTTTATTGAATTCCGAAAAAGGCACTAAATCTACATTTGATTCCTCTTTTTCATTATATGGAACGGTTTTTTCACTAACACCAAAAGTTATTAATTTATCACAAGCATAACGAATACCATCAAAAAACTCTTCATTGTTCAATTCCATTTCACGAATAATAACAGATTCTTTAAATAGTCTACTATTATTCGATTCCAATTCAACAATAATGTCAGCTGGTTTTTTCATACAGTTTTATTATTCCTCACAAGTTCTCTTGCAAATTGTTTCATTTGTTTTTCTCTACGCTTTAAACCCATCTTTAAAGATAAAGGTTTTGCAACTTTATTGAATGTTATACCATTTAAATGATCCATTTCGTGTAAAAATATTCTAGCAGAAATCCCAGAAAAAACACGATTTATTCTTTCTCCTAAGTCATTTTGATATTCAACTTCTATTTCCTTTGACCTAGAAACTGCTAAAGTTAAAAATGGAAAAGAAAGACAACCTTCCTCCATATGAAGGATTTCTGTAGACGAAGAAATAACTTTTGGATTAAACGCAGTTATATAATCTCCCTCTGCCCCCATTACAAATACTCTATGCTCCAGACCACATTGAGGTGCAGCTAATCCGAACGCTCGATGCAATTTTAAAGTCTCTGTTAATCTTCCAGATAACTCAGTTGCGTCAATTGTTCCATCAAAAACAAATTCGTCTATGTATTCACATAGAATGGGATCATCTTCTGAAACCAATTTATAAGGTTCATAAGATATCTTAATTTTCGTTGCGGTCTTAGCAGCAACTTCAGTGTCTATAGTAATTAGTTCATTCATAAAATTATTATACCTGTTTTCGTTTTTTTGTAAAGCATTAAATTTGCATCATCCTCGTAAAGTCTTTCTTCTTTTCAAATTTCAAAGTTCTATCAAATTTATCACCAATCTGATCCCCTCGATGAGAGATCACGATGATATTTGTATTATGATCTAAATTATCAATTAAGTCAAAAAATTGTTCAGCACCTTCCAAATCAAGTGAACCATCAAGAATTTCATCCATAATTAACAAATTTGTATTTACTGAATTTTTCATTTTAGCAATTTGTCTAAATGTAAAAAGAATTGCTAAATCAATTCTCAACTTTTCTCCTTCAGAAAAATTCTCATACCTAAATTCGTCTCTATAACGACTTTTAATTATTTCTTCAAAATTTTCATTAATATTAAAATTTACAAAAAAGTTTAGTTGTGATAAATATGCATTAATTAATTTATTCATCACTGGTAAATATTGTTTAATGATTCTTGTTTTAATGCCACCATCTTTCAACAATACTGCAGAAAAATCGTAGTATTTTTTTGATTGTTGTAACTCTTCTTGTTCAACTGTAAACCTATTCAATTCTTCCATCAATAAATTCAATCTACCATTATTATCCTCAATATTATCAAACGTATCAGATATTTCAGATAAATTATTTAATTCTTTTTGTACAAATTTTTGAATTGCTGATATTGAAGCATTTATTCTCACAATTTCAGATTGATGTTCTTGAATATGTTCATTAATACCAATAATCTCATTTAATCTTAAATCCAACTTAACCATTTCTTCATTAAGTTTTACTAATCCATCAGAAAATTCATTTTGTTTTTTTGAATTAATTTCTATTTGAGATTGTTTAAATTCTTCATTAATCTGTTGTCTACAAGTTGGACAACTATCATTAGATTGAAAAAAATCGGAATCTTTTTTTAATCTATTTAAATTGGTTTCCAATTTAGATTCAATTGAAACCATTTTATTTTTCTTTGATTCTAACGACAGTTTATCCTTAACTTTAATTTGAAGAACTTCTATATGTTTTTGTATTAAATAAACGTCTTTTTGCAAATTTTCAATTTGTTGATTGGATTTTTCTATTTCCAATTGTTTTTGTTTTATTTGGTCTTGTGTACTTTTCTTATGTTCCTTAATATTTTGTTTTTGTAAATTAATTTTTTCATTAGTTAGTTCAATATTGTATGTCAATTTTAAATTTTCTTCTTTTAATTTTGATATTTTATCTTTGACTAAAAGATTCATCGTTGAGAAAATTTGAATATCCAATAATTCTTCAATAATACCTCTTCTGTCTGAAGCCGGCATACTCATAAATGGTGTATATCTAGCAGAACCTAAAATAACAACATTTATAAAAGATTTATAATTAACTTTTAAAATGTATTTTTCAAGATATTCTTGATAATCTTTACTTTTAGCGTCTTGATTTACAAGAACTCCATTACAATATATTTCAAATACATTTGGTTTAATTCCTCGAACAACTTTATATTGCCGACTACCAATATTAAATTCTATTTCAACTAATAAACCTGATTTATTTTTTGAGTTTACAATTCCAGGTTTTGTCGTTTTACGAAACGGTTTCCCATAAAGAGCAAAAACAATAGAATCTAAAATACAAGAACTTTTAGATGCTCCATTTTTACCAATAACAAGAGTCTTTTTATGAGTATTGAGGTCAATCTCGATTGGAGTATTTCCAACCGAGAAAAAATTACGCATTTTTACTTTTTGAAAGATTATCATACTGAGTCTAGATTAACTGCTTCATTATATAAGTTGTTTAGAATACCTTTCAATTTATTTGAATCCAAATCTTTTGCTTTTATATTGTCAACATATTTGGATAAAATTGTTAGAGTATCTTCAGTTTCATCCACATCATTAATTTCTTCGCTCAAAATTTCAGACATATCTTCAATAATTACCAAATCAATTGGATTAATCTTATAAATTGCATCAATAAAAAGATCAAAGAGATATGGATTTTCTTTATTCTTGACTATAACTTTTATATAGCTTCCGTGGTACTCTTCTAATTTTGAATTTTCCAATTGATCTTTTATCACTTCTTCAGAAATAAGATCATCGTAATATATTTTATTAAACATATTATATGGATTTTGGATAAATTCCAATTCTCTAGTTTCAAGATCAAAAATATGAAATCCTTTTGGATCAGAATTATCGTGCCAAGTTAATTCATAAGGTGTTCCGAGATAATAGATATTACCGCGATTTGATCGGTGGTGGTAATGTCCGGTGAAGACGAATTCAAATTTATCAAATATTGAAGGTTCCATTCCTTCGTCAGAAACGATGCCTTTATGCATAGCAAAATCTCTGAGTTCTAGATGACCAAAACAAATATCTGATTTGCTAGAATTTATTTCGTTAATAACGTCATCATAATTTTCTTTACAAATCCAAGGAACAAAAGTCATATCTAACGAACTATTACTGATAGAAGTAGTAGTCGGTTGTTCAATAATTTTTATTTTTTTATATTCTCCTAACAATAATTTTGGAGAATTTACTGAAATTGTATCTTTAAAAAACGAATCGTGATTTCCAACTAAAGTTATTAACTCGATGTCAAACTCTTCAAACTTATCAAAAAAATATTTTTTACATTCCGATAATCCCTGAAGATGTGTCGTTTTTCTATTATCAAATATATCACCTAATTGTACAACAGTCTTTATATTGTTGTTTACAAGATGCGGAAAAAATACGGTTTCATAAAATTTTTCAAAATAAGAATTAAACGATTTACTTCCATTACGAACTAAAAAATGTGCGTCACCTAATATCGCTATTTTCATATTTACTTTAATATATGTTTAATATCTTTTACATCTAAAGTTTCCTTTTCAACTAATAATTTGGAAATCTCCAGAACTTCATTCCAATGAGTCTTTAAAATTTTTCTAGATCTTTCATAATTAACTTTAATTATCTTTTCTATTTCAATTTCAACTTTCGAATTTAATTCGTCTAATCCTGATTTTAATCTAGATTGACCAGTAAATCCATCTCTTTCAACATATTTTATTGGAGCAAGATTCTTACACATTCCCCACTCAGTTACCATTTTAGTTGCAATTTCTGTTGCTCTATCAATATCAGAACTTGCCCCTGTGGTTATCTTTTCCCTGCCAACAAACAATTCTTCAGCTACTCTTCCACCAAATAAAGTTGCAATTTGGCTTTCAAGTTTAGTCTTAGAAACCGAAACTGTATCTTTTTCTGGAACAAATATAGTAACTCCTAAAGCTCTTCCTCGCGGGATGATACTCATTTTATAGGCTGGATCGTGATCCTCGGAATAATATGCCGTTAAAAAGTGTCCGACTTCGTGAACTGCTGTCAACATTTTTTCTTCATCATTCATCAAAGAATTACTTCTTTCAGATCCCATCAAAATTTTATCAAGAGATTTTTCAAAATGTTCGCTATACACTTCTTCATAATTTTCTCTTGATGCAAAAATAGCAGCTTCATTTACCAAATTAGCCAAAGAAGCTCCAGAAAATCCAGGAGTTCTTTTTGCAATATTAATCAGATCAACACTTTCATTCAGAGGAACTTTTTTTGTATGTACTTTTAAAATTTCTTCCCTACCTTTTAGATCTGGTAATCCAACAGAAATTTCCCTATCAAACCTTCCAGGTCTTAATAATGCCGCATCTAGAAGATCAGCTCTATTAGTTGC